GATCCCGGTCAGTTCACGTTCGAAGTCGCCGAACGTGATCTTCCCGTCACGGATATCGGCCGTGAGGTGGGTGACCTTGCTCGTGGGGCTGATCAGGCGCTTCGCGATCCGGTCGAAGTCAACGGCGGCCGTGTTGCCGAAGATCAGGGGCCGCGCGGCCTCGGCCATCAGCGGACTCATGGCGACCTCGCCCGCGCCGGACGCCCACACGTCGGCCTCGCGCAGCCAGCGCATCGCGATCTCGCCCGAGTCGAGGGTCGAGTAGCGGACCTCCAGCCGGTGCCACAGGAGCGGGTTGATGGCGTCGAACCGACGCTTCATGTCCTTGCCAAGGAACTCGCGGTACATCCGGCGCTGGGCCTGCACCTTGGCCCTCGCTGGCATCGAACCCCGGCCGACCCGCTGGAACTTGCCCCTGATCCCCTCGGCCCAGACCTCGTTCGCGACCCCACCGGCCTGCTGGAACGCGGCCTGATTGCCCCACAGGTAGGACATCGACCGCTCCATGAAGTCGAACTTCGCGTACTCGTTCGACGCCATGTAGCGGTTCATCATCCGCTGGGCTTCCTCATCGAGTTCAGACGGCTCGACCCCGATGCGGATGCCCCGCATCATCGCGAACGCGTACGGCTCGACGGCCTCCTGCGCTTGGAAGAAGAACGCCCAGCGGCCGAACTTGAGGTTGGGGTACAGGCGCTCCGTGATCTCACCGAGTGCGTTGTGACCCGTCCGGGTCGCCAGCGAGGACTTGATCTTGCCGGTCAACTTCTGGGTTGCCCCGACCGTCAGCGTCCCGCCTTCGAACGACAGCAGGACGGCGTCCTGAAGGTCGCGTGGCGTGATGGTCCCCTCGGCCAGCGCCTTCCCGATACCCTCGACCTTCTCGGCGGCCACCTTGATCTCGGCCATGCCCATGCCGCGAGGGGTGGTGCCCATCTCCGACGCCGTCCGCATGACCGACCCGAACAGGTCTTCGGCCTGCTTGACCGTCACGACGTGGGTGAACTTGCGGGACGGGTCCTCGACCAGCCGTGACACGAAGGACTTCTTGGCTTCGAAGAAGATGCGCTCGGTCGAGATGTCGCGCAACATCTTGTCGCGCAGCGATCCGAGTGTCCCGACGCCGGGGATACGGAGGCCGCCGATGCCCGTCGCCGGGTTGTACGGCTGGGCCACGTCATCGGCGGCATCGAGCCACGGCTTGGTGCTGATCAGCCGCCCGCCCTCGTTGTACTTCATCCGCCACTCGGCCCGGCCCACCGACTCGGGCCGCAGGCCCAGCGTGGAGTCGGTCCCCGACAGCGTCCGGCCCACCCGTCGGATCACGCCCGGCAGTTCGTCCAGTTGGGCCTGCGTGAGTTCGATGACGAGGTCGTCCATGTGGTCATCGAGGTAGTTCTTCACGCTGTCCATCAGGACACGGTCTTCGTACCCCTCGACCACGAACATGCGAGCGAGGTCGTCGTACTGGCGGATCGCCCGCTTGACCTCATCGATGTCGCCCGCCTCGATGGCCGACAGCAGGGCCTCGGCCCGTGCCCGCGTGAGTTCATCGGCCCCGATGTACGTGACCCGATTGATGTGGGCGATCCTGACGGCGTCGTTCTGGACCGTCGGCAGGGCGATGGCCTTGCGGATCGCCTCCTTCACCTGCGACACCCGACGCCCGTAGTGCTGGGCGTGGATCATCGCGAGCATGTCCTCGTCGGCCGTGGCGATGAAGGCACGGACGGCGTCGTCGGCGATCTTGTTGTCGTAGATGACGTGCATGTGCTTCACGGCCTGCTCGCGAGCCGACTCCAGCACCTGCTCGCGGGTCTGCTTGCCGACCGGCACGAAGTCCTTCTTGCGGCGGCGGATGTACGCCTCGACCCAGTGCCCGAACGACTGGCCGAAGCCGCGTGCCAGCCGGTCCTCGATGACCTGCGTCGGCCGGACGGCTTCGGCCCCGTCCATCGGGACGAGGTTGGTCCGCAGCACGTCGTCGGCCAGCATCTCGCCCGCCGTGCCCCGGCCCATGTTGCCGATGAAGATGCCGAACGACTGGTTGAAGTTGGCGTCCATGCCGTGGGCCTTGGCGAAGTCCTGCATCCCGATGTAGTTGTCGATGCCGAACGCGTTCGCGCCCCCGCGCGTGGCCTCCGACGAGAGGTGCGCGTTCATGAGCGGGCTGTTGTTGCGGATGCCGATCTCGGCGAAGTTGAAGTTGACGGCCTTGACGACCTGATAGACCCCGGTCAGCCGCTGGCCCTGATCCAGTTGCATCGCCAACTGCTGGCGCTTGGGCAGTTGGCTGATCGTGATCGCCGCCTGCTCCGGGTCGATACCCTGCTTCACGGCCTCCAAGAACAACTCGTTGGTGACCGTGTCGGACTTCATCATCCGGTCCAACTTGCCCGGACTCATGCGGCTCGACAGGTCCCGGTACAGGTTGCCCGTGATCTGATCGGCGATCTCGGTACCGTGCTTCTCGGCGAGTGACCGGAAGAACGCCCCGCCAGCCGTCCGGGCAGCCGTAGCCCCGGAGCGGGCGATGATGCCCGTCCCGAAGTCGGCCAGCAGCAGGGGATCGGTGAAGATCGAGAAGCCAAGGTTGAGCAGCGCCCCGCCGATGTTCCCCTCGGCGTTCGCGATGGGCTGGCCCGCCATGACCAGTTCGTCAAGCAGTTGCTCGTCGCTGATCTTGCCGCTCTTGGCGTTCTGCCAGACCTGCTGCAACTCGGGCGACACGGCGCTCTGGGGCAGGTTCTTGAAGTCCTGTGCTCGGCTGGTCATGCCGATCAGGCCACGCTGGGTCATGTTGCCCAGCAGCATCAGGCCACCCATCAACTGGCCGACTGTCTCGCCAAGGTTGGTCGGGGCGTAGTCGAGGTCGCGCATCAGCGCCCAGTCGTCGCCACCGTTGGCCTCGCGCTCGGCCCGCTTCTTCTCGCGGACAGCGCGGGCCTCCTCGCCCATGTCGCCCAGCAGCGAGAGCATCGAGAGCGGGTTGTTGCGGAGTTCGGCCGTCATCCGCTCGTACGCGGCAGGGTCGTTCTGCTGGATGTAGGTCATCGTCGCGAGCGGGTTCTGGACGGGGATCGATGCGATGGCCCCAAGGGCCGTGGCAACCGGGGACACGACCGTGCCCAGCGGCCCGCCCGCGAACCGGCCGATGCGTGACCCGATCATCGCCCCGGCGTTCGGGTCACCAAGGATGCCGCCGATGGTCCGGCCAACGCTGATCCCGACCCCGGCCCCGATCCCGGCCCCGATCTGGGCCGCGCCCTCGCCCGCCTCTGCCGCCGACCGGGCGAACATCGAGGGGTTGAGGTTGACCTTGCCAAGGTTGGCGTACAGGCTCTCGGGCGTGTCCTCGGGATAGAACTGGTTCTGGGGCGACGGAGACATGAACGTGTTGTTCACCAGCCCGTTGCCGTACTCCTGCGGACGGACCCAGCGGGCCGTCCGGTCGAGGGAGTCCATCAGAGTGCGATGTTCCCGCGCTTACCCGCCGACCCGCCCTGCGTGAGGCTCGTAGGCTTCGACACGCCCGTGTAGCCCGTGGTGGCCTGCGGGGTCACGAACGGCTCCTGCTTGATGGTCGTCGGGGTCGGGGACGGAACGGCCGACGGGACGGCGGGCGGGGGCGCGTTGACGACCTGCGTCGGGGTGGTGACGGTCCGGGTGCGGACCGGACCCAGCGCGGCGTTGATACGCGGCGACATCGAGCGGAACATCGACTGCCCGAAGAACGTGCTGTCGAAGACCGGGACCTCGCCCGTCCGCTCGGGGATCGTGGTCGGTCCCGCTCCCGCGACCCCGCCGCGCGTGAGGTAGGCCGCGATGGACTGGGCATGCTGGGTGCTGATCTGCGGGCTGGTGAGCAACTTCTGGAGCGTCCAGTTGGACCCGCCGGGGATGCCCGACAGGCTGGGCAGGCCGGTCTGGGGATCGATGTCGTTGGCCGTCAGGCTGGACGGGTAGTAGACATCGCCGCTCTTCCTCGCATCGATCTGCCACGACTCCACGTCCCTGACCAGCCCGGCGCGCAGCGGGGCATCGTCAATCGCCCGGCGCTCCATGTTGGCGGCACGCTCGGCCTCGGCCCGCGACTGCATCGCGTTGAGCACGCGCTCGCGGTCAGTCTCAGGACCGTAGAACCGGATCGTCTGCTTGTTGTTGACCGACAGCCTGATCTCGTTGCCCAGAGCGGCTTGGAAGCCCTGCTCGCCACCGGCTGCGCGGGCGTTCTGCATCGTCTTGGTCGGGTGGGCCGTGTAGTACTCGGCCTCCTGCTGGATGTAGTCCTCGTCGGGCATGTTGCTGATCCGGCGGGCGTCCACGTCGGAGGCCCGCATCCGGGCCTGAAGGATCGACGCCTGTGACCCGATGACGAACGTGCTGCCATCGGCCCCCGTCTTGCCGGTCATCAGCCCGGCACGGTCGATCCAGTCATCCGGGTTGGGCTTGGCGTTGCCCGTGAGGCCCGTGATCCTGATCGCCCCCGTGGCCTCATCGATGTCGGTCTTCGACGTGGCCGTGACCGGAATGGGCGACACGTGGCTCCATCGGAGTTCGCCGTCCACGTAGATGCCGTACAGGGTGGTCGGTGCCGTCCCGCCGCCCGTGTCGAAGGCGACCGTGTAGCCCTGAGTCTCGTCCCGGTTGAGTTGGACCTTCTCCCCGACGCCCTCACGGGTGTTGGGGTCCATGCCCTTGTACGCCTCGATGGTGATCGGGGCACCGATGTACGCCTGCCGGACGCCCGTCGTGCTGCTGGGCATGATGAACACGTCCCTGCCCGACAGGCGCGGATCGCCCAGCGGGACCACGGCCCAGCCCTCGGGCTTGTTGCCCGCCTTGCCCTTCTTGTCGCCCCCGATCCCCATCAGGACGGCCTTGCCCGACCGCAGGTCTTCGTCCTGCTGGAGGACGATGCTTGCCTGTTCGCCGACCTTGGCGGCCATGGTGGCCTGACCACCGGGCAGGTTGCCGTACGGGTCGTCCCAGATGGACGAGTCGCGGGGCTTGCCGTCGAGTGCCGCGATGGTGCCCTCGACCTGCCCCATGAGGTCCACGGCGAACTGGTTGTGGGGCTTGCCCGACAGCGGATCGAACCCCGACGGGAGTTCGTCCTCGACCATCCGCTTGCCCTCAGTCGCGAACCAGTCCCGGTTCTCACGGATCGCGGCAGCGACCTCGGAGGGCTGGGCCGTCGGATCGGCGAGGATGTTGTTCAGTTCGCGGCCACGCCGGTCGGCGATCTCCTGAAACGCAGCCGTCCCGATAGACACCGACGCGGCGTCGGCCATCCCCTGCTCGCGGCCCAGCCGGGTCACGTCGGCGTCGTGGTTGCCCGACTTGACGGCGCGGGTCTTCTCGATCCCCAGCCCGGTCTGCTTGCGCCGGATCAGGCGGTCGATGTCGGCCTCGGTGAAGTTGCCCGAGAAGTTCGGGTCGTCCATGGCCTTGATCAGGTCGGCCTTGCCCTGCGCCATCGACGGGTCGTTGTTGAGCCGGAACAGGAAGTTGTTCAGGAGCGCCGGGTCGTTGAACGCCGCCCAGCCGCCGTTGTTCGACGTGTCAATGTCCGAACGCTTCACGTGCTGGTTCATGACCATGTATTCCATGATCGAGGACTCAAACTGGTCCCACGGCTTCTCGTACTTCTCCCACGTCGCGTTCTGGTTCTTCTGGTAACGGGCCTCGCGGGCGGCGTAGTCAGACGAGGCCGACCCGCGCGCAGCGGCATCGCGGAACTCGGCTGCCTTGGTCATCAGCATCCGGTAGTTGGCCGAGTTCTGCGGCATCTTCCGCGCCCACTTCTCGTAGAACGCGGCCATCTCGCCTTCGCTGATGTCCTTCTGCTTGTAGTCGAGGTACGCCTTCGTTTCGGCGATGTTGAACTGGAAGGCGTGCAACTGGTTGTTGTAGTAGTCCCACATCGGGTCGTCCTTGGACACCCCGTCGCGGCGCTCCGTCCAGTACTTGAGCATCTGGTCGTCGGTGACCTTCTTGCCTTCGAACAGGCCGCCGCCCTTCCACGCCTCCTCGATGTTCGTGTCACGGACGCGCTGGTACTCCTGCGCGAGTGACACGATGGTGGCGGTCAGGGACGGCGCGCTGCGCGGAAGTCGCCCGAACCGCGCCCGGCGGGCCACCGGCTACGCCTCTTCTTCGGGCGGCGGGCCGCCGCCCAGTTCCTGCTGGAACAGCAGGCGGTTCGTGGCCTCGCCCTCCTTGACCATCGTCTGGGCCATGACCTCGCCACCGCCCTCGGGCATGACCGGACCGGCCCCCGGAGGAGCACCCTCGACGTTGCCGGGCAGGGCCTCGTTGGCCGGGATCGGCTGCTCACCCGAACCGGGCTGCCCAGCAGCCGCGCCCATCGCACCACGCATGTCGTTCATCGCCTGTTCCTGCGTCGGCGGCCCACCGGCCCCCGGAGGACCACCGGCCCCCATGCCCTGCACGGCCTGCTGGGCGTTCTGGTAGCCCATGGCCTGCAACTGGGTGGCGACGGCGGCGATGACCTGCACGGCGGCCGGGTTGAGGGCCACGTCGGTCTGCTCGGTGCGGATGATGTTCTGCTCGGCCTCGGGATCGTCCACCCCGGTGCGGTCCATGCCACGGATGGCCGACCACAACTTGCCGTCCACGAGGGTCCGGGCGATCTGGGCCGTTTCCATGTCGTCGCGCGGGGTGAGCGAGGGGCTGACCACGTCGAGCCGACCGCCCCCGGCGAGGATCGGCTCCAGATCGGGAGCCTTGTTGCCCCACACCGTCCGGGCCAGCGCCCAGATGTCCTTGCGCCAGCGGTAGAACAGGTCACGCTTCATCGAGATGCGAGTCTCGTAGTTCGCGACCAGTGCGTTGATGGCCTTGCTCGATGACATCACGGACGCGGGCGCAAGGCCACGCAACAGGTCGTTCAGGCCACTGACATCGACCATCTCCTTGTCGATGCGGGTCATGAACTGCTCCAACTGGAACTCGGGCATCCACGGGGTGATGCCCTCGACCCGGTTGCCTGCTCCCGGTGCGATCACCTGATTGGGCTTCGGCCGCAGCCCGACCGGGACCTGATCGGGCGACTCGGGACCGACCAACTGCCAGTACTGGGCGTTCACGATGTTGTGCATCAACTGCGACCCGCTGGTCAGCCGCTCGTCCTTCTCGCGGATCAACTGCTCGATGTCGAACAGTTCGGGGCGACCGTTGGGCACGCCGGGGATGTACGAGTTGAACAACGGCACGTACGGGATCACGCCCTCGTACTCGTTGAACTTCATGTTCTGGGCGACCTTGTTGCCCACGATGATCGCGTTCCACGTGTCGTGGGTGATCGGCTTCAACTTGCCGTTCGCGGGCGGGCGACGGGCCTTGGGCTGGCGGTACCAGTAGTCCGTGACCTCGATGGACCCGCCCATCCACATGGCCCGCCGCGCCATCGTCCACGACCCGAAGGACGTGATCGGCATCAGGTACGGGTAGGACTGACCGCTGCTGTCCTTGCGCTCGACGGCACACAGGCCGTACTGGGCGAAGATCGCCTCGGGGGTCATCAGGTACGAGTAGGCCGCCCAGTCGAGCGAGCGGTAGTCGCTCTGGCCCCAGCCCAGCCACAGGTTCCGGGGCTGGTCGATGATGTCCACGCGGGGGAAGCCCAGATCGCGGTCCCACCAGACCTTGGCAGCCGTCCGGCCGTAGAGGCCCTTCACGACACACGCCTTGTGGCTGATCAGGTTCAGCCCGATCTCTTCGCGCCACGCCCCGTACAGCCGCTCGCACATCGCCGCCATCTGGCGGGCGGGCGGGCTGTCCACGACCGGCACGATGTTCTCGATGGGCGGCACGGCTTGGAGGGCAGCCGGGATGTCCACGTAGATCGGCGGCGTGTTGATCGACAGGTGGGCCTTGCCGGGCAACTGGGCGCTGGAGTGGTACCACCAGTGACTGGCCCCGCCCTTGGCGAGGATCGCCTCGTCGGGCGGGTAGTACAGGGAGTCCCAGCGGTCGCATGCCGACACGAACGTCTGCTGATCAGACCACAACTGGGACCGGCGCTGCTGGAGGTCTTGGAGGAGGTCGAGTTCCCCCTCGGCGTACTGCCCGCCCGAGAAGTCGGCCTGCGAGAACTCGATGGCCTTGTTCAGGTCGAGGACGGCAAGCGCCACGAGTACCCCTCAGTGGGTCTGGGCTGCCTTCAGGCGGGCCAGCAGTTCCGCGCTGAACTGTACACCGGGCTGATCCGGCTGAAAGTAGTCGAACGGGACGGCCGGGGCGGCGGCCCCCGGATTGAGCCGGGCCACGTCCACGGCGACAGCGAGGCACATGACCGCGTCCTGCTCGATCTTGCGGTCGTCCAGTTTGTAGCCCAGCAACTGGCGACGGACGCCCAGCCACTTGCCGGACTTGGGCAACCTCAGTCGCCCCTCCTCGATCACCTTCTTCAACTGGTTCAGAAGCATCAACTTCTTCTGGCGCGTGCCGCCGAACTCGACCATCCGTACGGGGATGGGGAGTAAGTCGCGGAACATCTTGCCGCCGAAGCCCGTGGCGTCGATCCCGGTCGCACATGTGACCCGATGGACCGGGTCGCTGTACGCGTTGTGGCCGTGCATCGCCAGCCCGGCGACCGACATCCCGGTCTGCCGACCGGACAGGCGATCCACCCACACCCCGTCCCAGCGGTAGCCCGCCGTGATGTCGAGGACCATGCCCCACGTCGAGTCGAACGTCAGGGCGGGATCGATCCCCTGCACGTAACGATGGCCGCGCTTGGCAGGCTCGGTCGTCGGCATCTCGTCCACGAACACGGCCTCGACCGACTGTGACCCGAAGAACGCCTCGCGTGACTCGATGGCGAAGCCGTCGATGTTCTGGGGGATCAGGTAGGGCGGCATGGCCGCCACGATCCGGTCGAACATCTTGGCGTCGATCCCGAACCCGATGTTCTCGCGGGTGCTGATCCGCAGGCTGTACGAGTCGATCTTCTTGTCCGGGTTGTCGGGGTTGCCTTCCTGCCACTTGTCGGCGTACGCGGTCAGGCCCTCGGTCATCGTGCCGATCAGGAAGAGTTGTCCACCGGTACTCAACCGTCGGTTGTGGAGAACTTCATCGATCACGAAGTCGAAGTTGGGTTCGAAGGCGCACTCATCGAAGGACTCGCCGTCCATGTCCTTGCCGAGTGACCCGATGGCCCGCTCGCCGGTTGTACGGAAATGGATAGTTCCGCCGCCCAGCAGGGGGTGGAGCCGGATCATCAGGTACTCGCCCCGGTACTTCTTCGACCAGTCGGCGACGGACGGCCCCAGCGTTTCGGTCAGAGGGCAGCCCGCCTCCTGCGCCTCGTGCGTACCCGAGAGCAACTTGGTGATCTCGTAGAAGACCAGTTCGGCGACCTCGCTGTGGACGCCGAAGTGGAACCACTCGTAGGTGAGCACCAGCCACCGCTCGACCGACCGGATGTCGAGCGGGTTGGGCGGTCGCTTGCCCATCTTGAACATGGTCGAGTGGAGGACCACGACGGCGAGGCCCAGCGTCTTCCCGGCCCGGTTGCCCGCCGCGACGGCCGTCGTCAGGTAGCGCGGCTGCCAGCGCGACTCGTCGCGGACGATGTACGCCCGGAACAGCCGCGACTGGCCGGGGTGTGGCTTGAAGCCAAGGAACCGCTCGCAGAAGAAGTCCACGTCCCAGCGGGCGCGCAGCATGTCCGACGCGAAGTTGGTCTGGGCGAACGCCCCGAATGTCTCGGGACCCTTGGCCGTGGCCGCTGCGCCCAGCACGGCCTTGGCCCTGCGCGACCGGCCCGTCGTCGGGTTCTTCGCGTCCTTGTCCCGTGACTCCAGCCGACCTCGTGTCGTCGCGAGGTCGGGCATCAGGTCACCGGCTCGTAGACCCCTTCGGGGGCGAGTCCGTCGCCGATCTCCCTGATCTCGACGGCCCGTGACTCGATGACGGTCGTGGGGGTCATCATGATCGCGCCGGACAGCAGCCGGGCCATGTTGAGCGTCAGGTCACGGTCGGCAGCCTTCTCGGCCCGGCGGTCGAGGAGCGCCTGCGCCTGCAAGCCGTGGGTGGCCGTGACCCGAAGGTCGCCGTCTGCGAGCAGGGCGGTGGCCTTGCGCTGGACGAGCGTCGCGAAGTCGAGTTGGGCGGCCGTGACCGCATCGCGCCCGATGTCCGATACGGCCTGCATGGTGGCCTCATCGAACTCGGGCCGCTGGCCGCCCAGACAGGCCCGCACGTGACGGCTGATCGTTTCGTGCTTGATCGGCCGCCCGGCCGCGCGCATCTCGACCTCGATCTGGGTGTACGACATGCCCGACGCGAGCAGGGTGTGGACCTGCGCCTTGTTCTCGGGCTTGCAGACGGGACAGCGGTTGCTGGGCGTAAGCACGCGCACATCCTACGACAACGCCCGGCACGGTCGGCGTAAACGGTGTAAAGTGGCGTAACGCGGCGTTGCACCAAGCACGCCTCAGCAAGGAGAGCACGGCAGATGCCGCTCATCACCGTCAGCGCGGGAACGCCCGCCATCCCCGCCGGGACCTACCCGGCCACCCTCGTCGGCATCCGCCCCAAGCGGATGGCGACCCAGTACTCCGTGCCGCCCGGCGCGGAGCAGGACTTCCTTGAGTGGACGTGGCTGGTCGAGGGTCCCGACCGCGACGTGGAGATCACGTCGCTCACCAGCCTCGCGACCTCGCCCAAGTCCCGCATCTTCGAATACCTCCTCGCGCTGGTCGGCAAGGACGCCGCCAGCATCGGGGCCGGGTTCGATGAGGGCGACCTCGTCGGCAAGGCGGTCATGGTGCAGACCATCGAGACTCCCGAAGGGTTCGCCAAGATCGACAAGATCGTGGCCGCCCCCAAGGGCCGCACCGCCCCGGCTGGCGAGAAGGTCAAGGCCCCGACCCCGGCCGTCAGCGAGGACGACCTCCCCTTCTAGTTACATCCTGTAAACTGACCCCACCAGCCCCGCTGGTGGGGTCTTTCTGTTTCAGGAGCACGCATGACCGCACACGTCCAGACCGTCGTCACCTACAGCCTCACGGAGGCGGCCAAGCGGGTGGGTGTCAGCCGCCAGACGCTGTGGAAGGACATCCGGGCCGGGAAACTGCCCGTCCACAAGTCCGGCAACGCCGTCCACATCTACGCCGCCGACCTGCTGGACTACGTCCTGTCCTACCGGGGCGGTTCGGGGATCAGCGGGGCGTAACATCGGGGGTCCGGCCCTGCTGACGCCGGATCGGGGACCTTCACGGCCTCTTAAACGCCAGAAACCCCCGTTTCCGGGGGTTTCAGGACAACTCTCAGCAAAGAGTGGAGGGATCATGCCCGAACAGGGCGAATATCGCAACAGCGACCGCCTCGTTGAGGCGTTGCGTCACGTCGAGATGGGCTTCGGAGCCTTCTCCGTGTGGTCAACCACCCCCGAAGGGGTCTGTCGCTGCCCGAAGGGACGCGAATGCACCTCGGCGGGCAAGCATCCCATCCCCCGCGACGGCTTCAACGCCATGAGCCGTGACCCGAAGGTCGTCACGACGATGCTCTCGGCCGGTTCGAACCCCAACTACGGCCTCGTGTGGCCCGATGGCGATGACATTGTCGTCGTCCTCGACGTTGACGGGGCCGACTGGCAGGCCCGGATTGCCGAACTGAAGGCGAAGTACGGCCCCCTTCCGGCCACCAAGACCACGAAGACCCCGTCCGGGGGTTTGCACCTGTTCTACCGCTGGCCGAAGGGCATTCCGATCCCCGACACGAACCACCTCCACGGGTTTGTCATCCGTTTCCCGATGAAGGGCTACGTGGTGGGACCGCTCAGCGCAATCAACGGCAAGGTGTACACGACGGCGGGACCGGACGAGATTGCCGTCCTGCCGCCGACATGGGCCGCGACGACGCCGACGCCCGCCACCCGGCCCATGATCGTGGTCGAGGAGGGCAAGCCCGCGTACGAGATGCCCATCCACGTCCCGACCGGGACCCGCCACGACGAGATCGCCCGTCTGGTGGCCTCGCTGTGGAACAAGCGGGTCGAGCGGGCGGTCATCGAGGCCGGGGTCCGCGCGCTCGCGGAGCGGTTCGATGACCCGATGGAGCCGCAGCGCCTGAAGGACGAGATCGACCACGCGTGGGACACGGCCCAGAAGAAGTGGGTCGATCCCGCCGCTGGCGAGAACCGGACGGAAACAGGATCGGAAGTGCCCGCATCGGGTGGCCGAACCACCGTCGAGGTCGGGCTGCTCGATGCCGACGCCCCGGTCGTGCCCATCGCGATGCACGCCGACGCGATGACGGGCAGCGTCCAGTTGGCGACCCTGCTCGCCCACTTCGAACCCCGGACCGACGCGGGCAAGGAAGGACTGCTCGTCACGTCACTCGTGTACCTCGGTGCCCTGATGGGCCACACGCCGTCGTGCTTCTACGGGTCCCGCGAGCAGCACACCTCGTTCTTCGCGATGCTGGTCGGCTCGACGGGCCGCTCGCGCAAGGGCACGACCGTCGATCTCGTCCGCAGCGCCCTCGCCCAATGCACCGAAGCCACCCGTGGCCTCAAGCAGAGTCCCAACTCGGGAGAGGGCCTGATCGCTCTCGCCGAGAAGGCCAAGGGCGAGCCGATCCTCGTGGAGGAGGAGGAGTTCGACCGCTTCATCAAGGCCAAGGGCCGCGACGGCTCGACGCTGTCATCGATCCTGCGTCAGGCGTTCGATGACGTGCCGCTCTCGTCGGCCACGGTCAGCCGGGTCCTGCGCGCCCCGGTCCACCACATCGCGATGCTGGGCAACGTGACCCGCGAGGAGATCGTCGGGGGCATGGCGCAGGTGGACCTCAAGAACGGGTTCGCCAACCGCATCCTGTGGACGGGAGTGTTCCCCCGCGACACGCAGGTCAGCGTCCACGACAACGTGCTCTCGACCCACCTGCGCGACGAGTTGCGTGACGTGATCGCGTGGTCGCGCGGGCTGACCAAGCCGCTCATCGGTGGGGTGACCCACCAGATCGATGACCGCGCCCGCGATGCCCTGCTCGCGGCCTCGGCCCGCTACAACGATGGGGTCGGGATGGCCCCCTTCCTGTGCCGCCGCCTCGACACCATCGCGGCACGCATCGCGCTGGTCTACGCCTGCCTCGACTTCTCCCGCGTCATCACCATCGACCACGTCCTGTCGGCCCTCGCCGTGACGGACTACGCCAAGGCGTCCGCGTCGTGGGTGTTCCCCGAGACAACGGGTGACGCCCATGCCGACCTGCTCCTGCGCCACCTGCGCGTGGCGGGGTTCCTCGGGGCGCGCGAGATCGAGGCGCTGATCGGGAAGCGTGCCGTGGACCGCCAGCACGCCGCCGATGCGCTGATGCTCATGGGCTATGCCCGGATCGCGGAGCGACCCCGCTCTGACGGCAAGCCGGGACGACCGTCCCGTGGACTGGAGATCATCCCGTGATGCAGCACCATCGCCTCTACTCCGTGATCACGAAGCATGACTGGCTGACCAACGAGCCTATCGAGGCGATGGTCGTCGCGACAGCCCGACTCGACTCGACGCTGGACGAGATCAGGTCACGGGTGCCCCGTTCGACGGGCTATCTGGCCGTCGTCAGCGGCCTCACGTTGTCGGAGGCCGGTCGCATCGAGAGGGGACCTATGTCCCAAACGCCCAGAGGCCGTTTTGAGCACGAAAACCGACCTATGTCCCCTAAGTCCTCGCGCGCGAGTGCAGCGCACCCCCATCGGGGGTCGTAACACTGTTTACACACGAGCGTGGGGAACAGGGACATAGGTAGGACATAGGTAGTAGATAGGTATAGGTTAGATGGGTACTAGTAAGGACACAGACCCCTTTAGGGCTGATGCCGCCCTTGTCTATCGGGCGTTGCGGGACTCCGGGCCTGCCAGTGCGGCCGTCCTCGCAGAGCGGGCCTTCCCGACGGAGTTCGGGCCTGACGACCCCGTCTACAGGTCGCTGCTCAAGCGAGGACTTCGTCGTGTCTACGACTCGCTGGTCTGGATGCGGCATCAGGGGGTCGTGATCACGGCCGTCCCGTCGCCCGATGACCACTCGGTGTTCCATCTGGGGCGGGTCGAGGGTGCGGTATCGCCTCTTCGCAGCGTGCCCGTGCCTCGTGTTGCACGTGAACGACCGAGCGAGCCTGTGACAGTCGAGGTGTCACGCGATCAGGGCACGCTGAGTGATGCGATGGACATCTGGCACGGGGGTTCTTAGGGGATTTCGGTTCCGAACTGAAAACTCAGGGTCGGGTCCATCAGGTCACATTGAGCGTGGCGAAAAGTCCATCCGGTCACCAACCTCAGTGACTTTACTCTTCCTCATACTGTTTGTGACCTGATCAGAGGAGGCTGCATCCCCGCGCACGGGGGAAACTCCGACGACGACGGGGGGGAGGGGGTACCGACCCGAAACGCAAGCGCCCCCCGGCCCGGCGATATGCTTGGCAAGGGCAAGAGATGTATGTGGGAGATACATCTATCTACACAATGAATGTACTCATGTGTATTGATGAAAGCGCACATGTTCAGCACGACTGCCCTCCATGCGGGCACGGCGCAGCCCCCCTCGTGTGCGCCGCTAGGCTGACATGCAGGCCGCCGGTCCCCCCGATCAGGGCACCGATACGCCCGAGGCGGTGGACCCACGGTCCCCTCACCCCCACGAGGGCCATCCGGTCACTGTAACGTGGTTGCAATGTTCCTTTCAGAACACCTTGCACTCCCACGCTCAACCTCGTTTGCATCACCTCACCGCCATCGGTACACTCGCGGAGGCTCGTGAGAACGACGGGCCGGGGCCACTGCCAACCCTCCAGCACGGCAGAGCAAGCGAGGACCGAACCGCACACACGACCCGATCCAGACACCGGATCGGGAACCGATCCCCGGCGGCGGGGACAGGAACGGGAACGACGATCACGATTGCGTAGGGACGAGCGGCACCAACCGCCGCTCAGACCTCACGGGCGGGTCGCCACTGAACGGTCAGGGAGCCGACGGCCAGTACCAGCAGCGCACGGCGGGTGCGATCTGGGAACACGGGGCAGGCGTAGGACGGGCAGGGGCACACCACGGCGCACGAGGACGACGACCGCATGACGGGCCACAAGCCCCGACATCACGCAGGACCGAACAGGAACCGCGCCAGCCACCCGAACGGGGGCGGTGCGACGGCCGACACGACGGGACCCTGCGTGCGCCCGATCCCATGAGATCACCGACCAGCCCGTGACCTGATCACGGCCTGATCGGTGCGCTCAGCATCGAACCTCAGCAAGGAGACTCACCGTGACCACCCCGAAGATCAAGGTCCCCGCGTACACCGGCCTCATCGACCGCCTCTGCGACGAGATGGACGACCTGCGCTAGGAGTACATGGAACTCAAGTTCGAACTCGACTACACGCTGGGCACCGTCGAGCGTGCCATCGTCCGGGCCGCGATCCGCGACAACCTCGCCGCCAAGGCTGACCTTGAGGCCCGCATGGAGGCCCTTGGCAACGCCGTCGGCGCGTACTGATCCAGCAACCCTCAGCACCAGCCTCAGCAAGGAGCACCCGACCCATGATCAAGTACACCGCCATCCGCGACGAGCGTGGCACGACCTACGTTGCCCCGCTGCCGCACCCGGTCCTGACCGGGTACTACGAGACTGCCCCGGCCACCCACGTGATGGTCTGGTACAACCGCGACACCCGTGACTGGGTCGTGTCCTACTCCAGCACCGCGTTCGGGCAGCAGGTCGGCTCGTCGGAGTACGTCGGGTCGCGCTCGTGGGCCGATGACGAGGCGCAAGACCTCGTGAACGCCGCCGCCGCGTGCAAGCCGAACACGCACCTGCCCTACTGATCCGACCACCCCTCAGCCCGTGACCTGATCACGGGCTGCATGGTGCGCCGCATCCTCAGCCTCAGCACCAGCATCCTCAGCAAGGAGCACGCTCAATGAGCACCCCCACCGTCGCCGCGTCCCTCGATTGGGACTACGCGCTCAGCATGCCCAGCACCCGTGTCGCCGCACGGGTCGAAACCAAGGTCTGGACCGACGGCGTGGTCCTCGCCACCGTGTTCGGGGACGACGAGCGCGATGCGTTCAGCGCCAGCACGTGGCGCGGCGTGATCCGCCGCAACCCCAAGTGGGCCGTCGGCCCGGCGTGGTCGCTCCTCGATGACGACGGGCGGCTGATCGTCAACGGCCGGACCCGCAGGGACCTCCTCGCGACGGCCGGGGCGTTCGCGATCAACGGGTGGGCCGCCCCGATCCGGGTGCGGATCGCCGCGTCGGAGCGGGCCGCACGCGCCGCTCAGCCCCGATGACCGGCCAGTGCCCGCACCGGTTCCTCTCGATCCGGTGCAACCGGCCGCACGGCCATCAGGACGCGCATGCCATCGGGACACCCCGCGAGGTGAACCGGTTCTTCCCCCGCTTCCCCGGAGTCAACGACACGGCCTGCCCGGCAGGCTGCACGAGAGAGGGACACGCCCGATGAACACGTTCTGCCGCTACTGCGGGAACAGCCGAAGCGACCACGCTCAGTCGTGGTCGCGCTGCTACGGGTTCGAAGCCCAGCCCAAGCCGACCTGCCGCGTGTGCGGCGGGCGGTTCGATCCGGCCAAGTCCGGTCGCGAGGATTGCTGCTACCGGCACCGCCTCGACTCCTGATCGACCCACCGTGCGTGCCCTGATCGACTGATCAGGTCACGCTCGCGGTGCGCCGTTCGCACCTCAAGAAGCCACCTCAGCAAGGAGTACTCTCACCTCATGCCGAACGTGATCGGGCTGTTGCCCGCCACCGACCTCATCGCCGCCCACCCCAACGGGGCGACGAAGATCACCTACGGGCCGCACGCGTACGTCGTGATCGACGCGGCCGGGTCGGCGACCCTGTTCGCCCAGAGCGACGACCGCAAGGTCGCCGCGTACGACGGCACGAAGCCGTCAGCCGCGCTCAGCAGGATCGACTCCGACACGGTCACGGCCGTGAACGCGTTCCTGAAGCCGTTCGGCAAGGTCCGCGTCTACTGGCGCGCCAAGCCGGGCGAGGTCCCCTACCGTTGGCACCCGCTCAACGGCACGGCCGTGTCGGCAACCCCCCGCCCGCCCCGCAAGGCGAGCACGGCAGCCCCCAAGCCGCGCCGCAAGGCGACCCCCAAGCCCGTGGCGGCAGCCCCCTCAGCCCCGGTGGCTGAGGCTCCCGCCCCGGTCGCCGCTCCCGTCGCGACCGTCGTGACGGCCCATCCGGCCACCGCGCCGGTCATCGAGACTGCCACGACGTGGGCGGATCGCTTCAGCAAGCGGCCCACGGCCAAGACGGTCACCAAGACCTACAGCATCGTCGCGGACGTGCTGATCCCGACCGAAGACCTCGACACGCTCGACTCCGCGTACCGCCAGCGGCTCGCGGGGCAGGACGCCCACGTCCTGATCACCGGCCCTCGTGGCACGGCGAAGACGCGGGTGGCGCAGTCGTGGGGCTACGTGAACGACCTTGAGGTCGTGATCGTGGCGGGCCAGTCGATCCAGATCGCCGACGACTGGTTCGGTGGCGTGAAGCCGACCGGTGGCGGCGGGTTCGACTGGGTCTGGTCGGACGCGGCGCTCCTGATCATGACCGGGCGGCCGTGCCTGATCGTGATCGATGAACTCAACCGCCCGGACAGTGCCAAGGCGCTGAACGGGATCATGGACCTGCTCGACTTCCGGGCAACGGCCAAGCCGCTCAACGCACCGCACGCGATCCGGCTGGTGCCCGGCCAGATGGTCATCGCGACCCTGAACGAGGGCATCGAGTACACCGCGACCGTCGAGATCGACGCGGCCGTCCGCGACCGGTTCAGCCGGGGTGGCGGGATCACGATGCGCTACACGAGCGAGGCCATCGAGTCACGCATCGTGCGGGGTCAGGTCCCCGGCATCGACGCGACTGAGCACGGCCCGGACGTGTCGAAGAAGTTGGCCCGGATCGGCGCGCACCAGCGGGCCACGGTCAACGGCAAGGACGGCGACATCGCGTACCCGTCCGGCACCACGCTCTCGACCCGTGCGCTGGTCGGGATCGCCGACAAGATCGTGACCGGGGGCCTCAAGCCCACGGCCGCCATCTGGTCGGTCGCCAAGGCTACGTTCCAGCCCGAAGACATGCAGTCGATCAAGAACCTGATCGAGTCGCAGTTCGGACCGGACGCGGCCCCCATCGACGACCTCGCCGACGACGACGACATCGAGTTGATGCTCGACGCGCACGGCGTCTAGGTCACCACCTCAGCAAGGAGTCCCATGGACACGTTCAGCATCATCCGCAAGGCGGTCGCCGATCAGGCGGCCGACCTGAGCAAGGTCGGGGTGGACCCCCGGACCGCCCACGTCGGGCGGATCACGGCCGCCGTCCAGTCGGTGGTCGATGTCCTCACGCCGCCGCAGGGCGGCCGGTACATCGTCGGCTTCGCCGACATCAGCACGGCGGCGACCTCGCTTGGCGAGCACCGCATCATCGTGTCGAGCAAGCCGCTCAAGGACTCGACCCTCAACATGGTCGAGCAGGCCGTGGTCATCGCCACGTTCGCCGCCCACGAGATCGGCCACACGATCATCACGGCACCGCGCAAGGAGATGATCGAGGCACACAACCCCAAGAGCGGGTTCCATGCGGTCACCAACCTCGCCGACGACATCATCCTTGAGCCTTGGATGGTGGACCGGTTCCCGATCCTCGCCGACGCGTTTGAGTTCACGGGCCTCTGGGTCCTGCGCTCGACGGCCCCGTCACTGCCCAAGGTCGTGAAGATGACCAAGGCGATGACCACGGCCGAACGGTTCAACGCGATCCTCAGCGCCACCCGCTACGACGACACGACCGACATCGTGTGGGACGGCGCGGCGGCTGAGGCTGAGCGCGACTGGGGTCGTGACTGGAAGCGCCGCCTGATCGAGGCACGCGTTCGCGATCACGCCACGTTCCTCGCCCTCTGCGACGAGATGTGGGAGCGGATCAGGACCGAAGCCGACGAGGACGAGCCGGTCGAGCAGCCCCCGATCATCGACTGCCCCATCGGGCCGTCGAACGAGAAGCCCCCGGAGGGTGGCGAGGAACCGCCCGTCGATGGTCCCAAGCCGCCCGTCAACGACGGTGGCGAGGAGCCGCCGACCGATGGCCCCGACGAGGGTGGCGACGAGCCGCCGGTCGATGGACCCACCCAGCCGACCGACAAGCCGGGCGAGGGCGGCGAGCAGCCGTCCGACAAGCCCGCCGATCCGAACGACCAGCCCCGTGACTGGGACGACGACAAGCCGGGCGACGAGCCGGGCGAGGAGCCGACCGACGAGCCGGGCAAGGAGCAGGGCGAGGACGGCAAGGAGCAGGGCGAGCAGCCCAGCACCGACACCGACGGCCCCAGCGAGGACAAGCCCGACCCCGACCGCGACGGCCCGGAGAACCCGGACGGCGAGGGCGGTGGCGGGAACAGCGAAGCGACCAGCCGGGACGAGGACTCGCTCGACCCCGACGAGATCGACAAGAGCACCCACGATCAGGCTGAGCGCCACGAGTGGGACGCGGACGACACCGAAGCGGCCGTCCGCACCTACGCCTCGACCACGGTGACCTCGTTCGGTCGCCACGGCTCGATCAGCACCCGCTGGGACTGATCGGGCCACCACCCCCCTCAGCAAGGAGATGTGACCCGATGAACAACAGGCCGACCTACAAGCCCGAAGACCTCGACGCCCAGCACGCGTGGTTCAACCCGGCCAAGCGATCCGACCGGGGTCGCGAGGTTCCCATCACGTTCGACGCTCCGACGTTCGTGTCAGCCGGGGCCGTCGCGACCATCCGGCGGGCGTTCCAACTCGCCCGCACCGGCCGCGACGGCTGGCAGTCCCACAAGTACGAGGGGCGGTTCGACAACCGCGCCGCCGCTCGTGCCACCCGTCAGGAACTGGACGTGTTCAAGCACCGGACGGGTGAGAGCGCGCCGCGAGTCAAGGTGGCGATCCTGATCGACGCCAGCGGCTCGATGGCAAAGGACGACGCGAAGATCGAGAACCCGCTCGACCGGACGATGAAGATGATCACGTCACGCCGCCTCGCGGCTGCCGCGTTCGGTGCCACCATCGCCAAGGCGCTGGGCGCGGTGCCGACCGTCGATCTGGACGTGTACCAGCACTCAGCCAACCGTGGCTCGATGGTGATCAAGTGGCGCTGGTCGCGAGGGACCCCGATCCGGGTGTTCAACCGTGCCAGTGATCGCGGGATCGGCCGGTCGGGCAACGCCGACGGGCATGCGCTCGTTGCCATCGCCGACCGGATGCTCAGGTCCATGAAGCGCAATGAGCGTGGCGTGATCATGGTCGTGAGCGACGGGCTGCCGTCGGTCCCCGGCGACGGGGGCCTGTACGGGAGCGCCGCCGGTCAGGCCCTGATCGACGCGGTCGCCCACTGCCGCAAGCATGGGATCACGGTCGTCGGTGTCGCCATCGACGGCTCCGACCAGACGGTCTACTACGGTGCCGACACGATCCCGTTCACGGGTGACTGGATGGCACTGGGCAAGCACCTCGCACGGCTGGTCGGCAAGGCGCTCGCCACGCCGGTCGTCACCAAGCGCCGCTGAACCCCATCGCCTCTGGCCGGGAGATTGCTCCCGGCCAGCACGATGCGACTCAGCATCACCACTCAGCAAGGAGATCGACATGGTCTACGTCGTCAACATCAGCAACGTCCTCGATGAGGACACGGGCACGGTCGGCGTCATTCACGTCACCGTCAACAGCAAGGACGAGGGCGAAGCACTCATCGCGGAGATCGTCCGCGAGGAAGAGTGCGATCCGGCAAACTTTGCTCTCGTGGTCGCAGCCGACGACTGGGAGTGCGTCGGTCACGGCGACGGTCCCCTCTGCACCGCAGCCCCCCGGCTCAACTGATGAGCGGACGGGACGCGCTCGCTCGCAAGTCCAAGGCGTCGAGCATGGTCAAGGCGTACTTCGAACTCCTCAAGGAGGACGAGTGCAAGTGCGGGTACTTCGAAAGCGCCCGCCGCCATCACGACCCGGCCGACCGGGACTTCCACCCCATCGACGTAGCCCCGAAGGCACCCCGCCCGACCGGCACCGTCGTCTACTAGCCCCCACCTCAGCAAGGAGTCCATCGTGACACTCATCGCCCTGTTCATCGTCGCCCTGCTCAACGCCGGGATCATCCCGGCCATCGGGTTCGAAGACGAGCCAATCGTCGCCGTCATGGGCGAGGTTGCCGTCGGTGCCCTGATCGAGCAGCAGCCCGCCTGCGATGGCGGCACCACCCTCTGGGACTTCAACCGCGACAACTCCGACGGCCTCGCGGTCATCGGGCTGGCCGGTGAGGCGTGCGAGTTCGCCGCCGAGTTCTACCGTTCGCCAGAGACTGGCCTCTGGCAGTTCGCCGTCAACGGTTCCTGAACCCCACCGCCTTCGGCCGTGACCTGATGGTCGCGGCCGACACGGTGCGACTCAGCACCTCAGCCTCAGCAAGGAGAGATCATCGTGAGCAAGACCAAGACAGACGACCGGATGTACACCTCGACCCCGTGCGACAAGTGCGCCGGGCCGACCCTCCAGATCGGGCAGGGCAGCATCTGGTGCCCGTCAGAGGACTGCACGCCGGGCGGCCACTTCGTCGTCCGCGTGGCGTTCGCCCGGCCGCCCAAGCGGGACGCCGACGGCAACTGGGAGCGCACCGCCCTCCCGCAGCGCACTCCCCGCCAGCCCGTGGCCCGCATCGCCAGCCAGCCCACGGCCAAGCCGGTCGTGATCAAGCCCGCGAACGACGGGTTCGACACCGGCCTCGACGGCTTCATCGAGAAGCCGCGATGACGCTCATCGTGCTGGCCGTCGCCACGGTGGCGGCCTACCTTGCCGGGGGTGACGGCGACCAGCCGTTCAACTCCAAGCGGGCGTTCGTCGCCGGGCTGGCGGTGTTCCTGATCCTGAGCCTCGTGCTCACCGGGAACCCGCTCACCATCCTCGATCAGGTCACGGCACCGGACGGTGGCGTGATCACGGAGTACCCGTACTGATGGGACGAGCACCCCGCCACCTCAACCAGCCGGAAGCGCCGTGCCCCTGCGGCGCTCCCGCCTACCGCGCCTCCACCTACACCGGCCGCCGTCAGGTGCGCCGCTGCTCGCAGTGTGACCGGATGACGGCCCGCTGCGTGTGCCCGAAAGGACCCGACCACCGTGACTGAACCCCAGTTCATCCTCGACCTGCGTGCCTGCGAGCACGTCCTGTCGGTGACGTACATGCCCACCAGCAAGCGCGTCATCGTGACCTTCCCCCGCGAGCGCGGCGGGCGGTCTTCCATGACGGTCCCGGCAGCCAAGGCGCTGCTGACCCGCCTCCAGTCCCGTGTCTGACCGGCCCCGCCTCTACGTCGGCCAGCGCGTCAGCGTCGAGTCGGCCACCTTCGGGACACGCAGCGGGATCATCCGCTCGTTTCGGTTCGGCGAGGACGGTGACGACCTCGTCGTCGTGGACCTCGATCCCAGCGCCGGTCGCCAGCCGACCGGTGCCACGATGGGCTGGGTGTTCGATGAGCGCCAGATCAGCCCGCTCAATCCCCTCACCCAGAAAGGGTGAGGGACGCGTACACTGCAACCTCAACCTCAGCGAAGAAGGGAAACCTCAGTGAAGATCACCCGCGTTCGGAGTGGCCCCAAGCCCACCCCGTTCCACCCCCTCATGCAGGCCCATCTGGAGATGGACCGCCCGTTCGTGGTCGCCACCGACCGCGCCATCTGGGGCACGTTCAGCGAGTTCCAGCAGGCGACCGAGTACGCCGACCGCATCTCGTGGGTCGAGCCGTACGGCTCGCGGATCATGGTCCTGATGAACGGCCAGCGCCTGTACGGCACGGTCGGTCAGGGTTCGGTCCTCAAGCCCTCGATCAGCCGCCCGGCTTGACCGGCCATGGTCGGCGACGACCTCGATGAGTTCACCGCGTACACGCTCTGGCTCGTGTGCTCCGAAGGTCCGTACCTGTCGAGTGTCCTGATGGACATCGACATGGTGGACCGGGGCCGGACGAGGGGCAGCGTACGCGGCCTCATCGAGGATGCCCTCTGGGTCCTCAACGAGGCGGGCTACGTCCGGTTCCGCGAGGGGCACCGGGCCGACCCGCTCACCTCGATCAAGGCCACCGAGATCGGGTACTCCAAGGCTGGGTTCGCCATCGCCGTGCGCGAGGTCGGACCCAGCCACTCGTACGGCGGGCACCATCCCGACCATCCCGGTGACGCCACGGACTGGCGCAACCACGGCCATTCGGCTGTAGGTGTCGGTCCTATCGAGCGAATGCCCATCCGCGAGCACCTAGCCGCGTACTGGGACCACGCAGACATCCACTTCGACGCCCTCTGGGAGGTCGAGGACATGAAGAAGGAGCGCAAACAGTGAGCGCCTACGAGGAAGAGATGCCACGCGGCGAGATCGCAGCGTGGGAAGCCGACGCACAACTGGGCCTCGACGGTAGCGCCGTCCCGGCCAAGAGCATTCACATCCCGGCAGCCGACCCCGATGAGGCCACGCTCGACGCAATCGTCGCGTTGTGGCACGAAGCCGACGCCCTGCACGACGAGGCCGAAGAACTCAAGGACGAGGCTCGCGGCAAGGAGATGCTGAGCGAGGACAAACTGGACGACGCCCAAGACCTGATCGACAACATCGTCTATGCCCACCCCGAATGGAAGGGTGCGCTGGAGGACGGCAAGGACCCGCGTGCCACGTCGTGGGACGAATGATCCCGGTCGTCGTGATCGCCGGTCTGGCTGCCGTACTGGCGGCGGGCGGGGGGCCGCCCGTTTCTCTGGGGGGAGAGAGCCAAGGGACCGCCCGTTCCCGCACCGTCGCCATGCCCTTGAGACAGTCACGCTTCAAGGGCGTGGCCTCATGGTACGCGACCGGTCCCCAAGGACCCGGTCACGCCGCTGCCGACAAGCGCCTCCAGCGTTGGCTGGGCAAGGGCTGGCGGGGCGAGGCCGTCAACGTCTGCAACCTCAGCCAGTCGGTCTGCGTTCGGGTGATCGTTGACGACACCTGCGGCTGCCCCGGCCGACGCCTGATCGACCTGCACCCGGAGGACTTCGCGATCCTCGATGCGGTCACGGCTGGGCTGACCGACGTGGTCGTGACCCGATGACCGACGACTTCGAAGGCCGGATCATCACCAACCCAGACCCGATGAGCCAAGCGGCAGCCGAGTCGATGAAGCCGTTCGTCGCCAGCCAGCGCCGTCGTATCTGGCTGCTCATCGGGTCACACCCTAGCGGGCTGGCCTGCTGGGAGGTCGAACAGATCACCGGGATGCTGCACCAGTCGGTGTCGGCATCGATCAACTGGCTCTGGAAGTACGACTGGCTGGTTCGCGACGGCGAGAACCGCACCCCGTCGAACCGCCGGGCCTACATCTACAAGGCCCAGAGAGGAAGAACCCCATGACCCAGACCCAGCGCCCACTGCACGAAACCCACACCTGCGAGGACTGCGGCGCGATCATCACCGTGCCGTACGCCAAGCCCCATGAGGCGGGCGAGCGTCATGACTACGACCTGCGTTGCAAGGTGTGCGGCCAAGCCGGGGTCATCCGTGTGTCCGTCGATCCCGACCGCGACATCGAGGTGAGCGTCACGGTCAACGACCAGAACACGGTGCTGTTCGGCAACGAGATCGAACTCATGGCCCCGTGGATGGACAAGGGCGAGGTCAGGCGGTGGGCCACCCGGCTCGCCGCCATCTCGGCGTGGCCGCAGCCCCCGACCTTCGACACCGACCTCATGCAGTCGGCGTTCAGCGAACACGAGATCACCCACCACGGTGTCGATCCCGATGCGCTGATCCCGATCCCGCAGGACTGCCTCGATGACGTGAAGGCTCGCTACGCCAGCCTCGCACTCGTGGCGCAGCCGTGAGTCCGCTCCCCCTCCCCGACCGGCTGTTCGTCTGGGTTCCCGGCCACCCCGTCCCGCAAGGCTCGATGAAGGGCTACGTACGGATGGGCAAGGCCGGGGTCCCGGTCGCGGCCGTCACCAACAGCAACCCGCTGCTCGTGGCGTGGCGGATGAAGGTCACCGGCCACGCCATCGCAGCACGCGAGAAGCGCGACGATGCACTGCTGTTCCCCATCACCGGTCCCATCGGGGCACGCATCGACTTCGTGATGTCACGGCCCCAGTTCCACTTCGGGACGGGCAAGAACCGTGACGTGCTGAAGCCATCGGCCCCCGCCTACCCCAACCAAGCCCCCGACATTGACAAGTTGTTGCGTGCCGTCTTCGACGCACTCACCGACGCTCAGGTGTGGCGCGATGACGGTCAGGTCGTCTTCGTCCAGACCACCAAGTCCTACGTCAGCCCCGGCCGACCCGAAGGCGTCGGCATCACGATTGGAGTCATGAAGTGAACGTCCACGCCCAGAGCACAGAGTCCAAGCAGGCCCGCCGGGCGCGCAGGCTGCGCGACCCCGACATCCTTCAGGACCCGCAGGGGACAGGCGAGAAGCGCCAGTACATCAAGATCACGCCCGAGATGGAGGGCGAAGTACTCGCCGTCCGGCACCGGCTGGGGATCGGCGCGACGTTCGGCGACATCGCCGAAGAGGTCAACCTTCCGTCGCGGACAGTCCGCTACATCCTCACCCAGATGCCGCACCTCAAGCGGCAGCAGTCGGGCGATGAGGTCACGGCAGCATCGCTGAAGGACCGCATCTACGACGTGATCTCAACGGTCCTCGTCATCCGCGACGTACCCGAACTCCGTGCCCTGCTGGGCATGGGCGACCCTGAACACGATGTCGTCCATGTCCTGCACTCGCTCCACTCGCAGGGTCGCATCGACTTTGACGAGCGGGGGAACGGTCAGGGCACGGCCACCTACGTCAACATCCGCATGCCGAAGCGTGGCCCCAAGCCCAAGCCGGTCGAGGCGAACAATGACGACGGCATCCCGAGCGGGTTCCCACGGGTCCCGGCCGGGGAGCCAGCACCGGAGCCGGTGGCCCAAGTCACCGCCCCGGTGGAGGCTCAACCCACGCCGGTCGAGGAAGGATATCCGCTCCTCGTCGCGCTCGTTGCACGTGAAGCGCAGCGACGTGAGGCCGACGAGAAGGGCCTGACCTACCTCGCGGCTGCCGAAACCCTCAAGGACGTGGACCCCGAGATGTACCGCGAGTTGATCGCACGGGCTGAGGGTGACGCGACCCCCTTCCCCTCGCCGCTGGAGCGCGAGTACCTGCGCTACGCCCAGACCGTGCCCCTCCCCCAGCCCATCCCGAAGGAGAGCAAGTGACCCGAAGAGCACCCGCCGCCGAGAAGATCAATGCCCTCGTCGGTGTCTTCATCGCCCTCAAGGGCGAGTTGCATACCAGAGCGGAGGTCGATGACCCCCGCGTTCAGGTGGCCCTGATCCATGCGGCCACGTCCATCGCCATCGCCACCGAGACACGGGACATCGGCATCCTCGCCCCCGGTCACGGCATCCGTGACTACACCCGTGTCGATCCGGGCGATCACTTCGCCCACCCCGACGCCGACCTCGTCGCCGAGATCGACGCCGAGTTCCGGTGAGTCCCGTCAACGAGGAGGAGCCGGTCCCCCAGCCCACGCTGGCGGATCGGTTCGCCATCCGGTCACGGACCCTGATGGGGGCGAGTGACCGGATGCCCATCAGGGTCCTCATCCTCTTCACACTCACCGCCATGTGCGTCACACTGGCACCCATCCCTGCTAACCTCATCGGCGTGGCGGCCCTCAGCCTCCTCGCCCTCGACACCGCCGTCCATCGGCGATAGGAGAACCATGTCCGAGATCACCCTCCTCGACCCACAGGAGACAAGCACCCTGCTCGCTGCCACCAACGCGAGCAAGGAAGCCAGCATGCTGACCAAGATCACGACCGGGCTGATGTCCGTGCTCGACTCCGACGCCAGCGTGTTCGTCGTCGGCCTGACCGAAGGCCACATCAACAGCCTCCGCACCCGCATGTACCGGCGGAACGTCCGCGTCACCGTCCGCAAGACGGAGCGCAACGGCGAGATGGGCCACGTCCTGATCGCGACCACGATCTGATGCCGACCAAGACCAAGCCGCTCATCGTGGTGAAGAGCGGACCCCGCAACGCACGCACCGATCCCGAGTCGGGGCTGCGGTTCTACATGTGGCGCGGCGAGGAGTACCCGTCCGTCACGTCGATCCGCAACCTCGCCGGGATGCCCCACAACCTCGCCCAGTGGCGCACCACTCAGGTCATCGAGAAGGCGATCAACGAGTTCCCGGCGTTCACCCGCCAGATCAACGACGGCACCGATGCCAAGGCCATCGCCACGTGGCTGCGGGCCGGGGCCAACAAGAAGCGCGACGAGGCGGCCGATCTGGGCATCCGTGTCCACGACGCCGCGTCCAAGAACATCGCCATCGACACGGCCGACGCGGATGTCGCGCCGTTCCTCGTCCAGTACCGGCGCTGGATGGCCCACACCGGGATCGAGGTGCTGCTCGCGGAGCGGCAGGTCTGGAACGAGAGCATCGGCTACGCCGGTACGTTCGACCTGATCGGCCGCTTCAAGCGGACGGGCAAGGTCGTGATGATCGACCTCAAGACGGGGTCCGGCACCTACCCGGAGCACGCCCTCCAGTTGGAGGCGTACGCGAACGGTGAGTTCATCGGCGAGGACGACGTGGTCGATCAGGCCGCGACCTCGCTGCTGGAGTCGGTCGAGTTGCGGGCCGTGCTCCACCTGCGGAAGGACGGCTGGACGATGAAGTTCATCCCGGCCAGCGACCGTACGTGGATCGCGTTCCGTGGCCTGCTCGTGTTCGCCCAGTGGCAGTTCGCCAACCCCGTCCTCGATGGCCTGATCGACCGGACCATCGAGTCACCGCGCGCCCCGTGACCCTGCCCAACCGCATCCGCCTCAAGGCTGCGGCGGCGATCCTTGGTGTCCATCCCGAAACGCTGCGCGAGTGGGCACACGACGGGATGGTCACCTACTGGGCCGTCGGCAAGGGCCGGTACATGGAGTTCGACCGGCGGGACATCGAGGCACTGGACATGTCGTTCCGGCGTGACCGGAAGGAAGCGCCAGTGCGCTGATGGCCGGTCGCTACGTCTGTGCCCAGTGCGGCGCGCCGGGAGCCGTCGATCCCGGCTTCACCCAGATGGACGCCCGCTACGCAACAGGTCGTTGCACGGGCGTCCACGAGGGCAAGCAGTTCCTCGTTCGCGAGGACGTGAACAACACCCAGAAGCGCAAGACGAAGAAGCCCCGGTCCTGATGGACCGGGGCTTTCTTCGTTGTTGCCTCCCCCTGCCGGGGGAACAGGGGGACTAGGAAGCGATCCGCGTGCCCTTGCCCCGCGAGGCGGGCGGCTTGGGCTTGCGCGGCTGCGGGGTGCCGGGGGTGTACGACACCCGCTGGATCACGTCACCGCTCTTGGTGGTCTTCTTCGGCCCGTAGGTGACCTTCGGCTTCGCAGCCTGAGCCGCCTTGTACTGGGCCTGCGGCACCGCGCCTCGCCCGGTCGTCGCCTGCGGGGTCTGGAAGCCGGGGTTGTATCCGGCCGACGCCTTGATCCCCGGAGCCGTGTTGCCACGAGGGGCGGGCGGCGTGGCCTTCATCTTGACCGCACGGCTGACGGTCCGGCGCGGTGTCACCATGGGACCTACCCCTCCTTGGGCTTGAGCACGCTCGACTGCGGGAGGGTGTCCTCGCCGGGCACGGCATCGCGCACCTTGGCACCCGGCTCGCGGCCGACGGCATAGTACTCCTCGGGCGTGAGTTGATCGCCCGTGAACTTGTGGGACTCCTCGTACGCCTCGCGCGCCTCGGTCTGGGCCTTGGTCACGTCCTCGCCCTTGGCGGGCTTGGCGGCCTTCGGCTCGTCGTTGGTGGTGGTGATGGTCTTCTCGCCAGCAGCCATGGGTGTCTCCTACGTGGCCGTGATGGAGGGAGTGGTGAACCCCGACACGAGGTTCCCGGCCGCGTCACGCAGCCGACCCGTGTCGTCGGGTCCCGGCGTGTACCGCACGATCACGGCCTGACCGGCAGTCACCGCCGACGCGAGCGTGAGCGTGAGCACCGTGCCCGCGCATACGGCGTTGGTGACACCGCGTGCCACGCCCGCGACGGTCACGTAGAACTGGGACTTGAGCGGCGCAGCGGGGAGGACCGCCTCGCCGAACGTGAGTGCGACCGACGACGCAGCCGCCGTGCGAGCGCCGCTCTGGGCCGGGGCGCTGGCGTTCTTCCAGCCGAACCACAGCCTTCGGATCACGAACGAGGCCATCAGGTCACTTCCCCTTCACCTTCTTCGCGGGCTTGGGCTTGGGCTGTTCAGCCTTCGCCTCCTTGTCCCATCGCTTCGCGATCTCGGGATGCTTGGCGTGCATGAACTTCCGCTGCTTGTCCGACGCGTAGGGCATCAGGTCACGGCTCCTTGGGACCACCGGGGTCATCATGACCCCGCCGGACCCGCCACGCAATGCTCGTCAGCACCACGATGGCCCCGGCCAGCACCGTCCCACGCTCCGCGATCCCCAAGGCTCCAGCCGTGAGGATCGCGCCGACCATGACGAGGCAGATGGCGATGAGCGCGTAGAGCGCAGCGTTGGCCGGGTCGAGTTTCATCAGCGCCCCGGCCACTTCTCTCCGTGCATGAGGGCTTGCTCCCACTCGTCATCGCGGGCCATGACCGCAGCCGTGACCTGATCGTCGCAGTTGACGGGCGGCGGGGTCGTGGGCGGAACGGGGATCGGCGTGGTCGCGATGTTCGTGACCTTGGACTTGTTCACGTACACCATCGTGTTGCGCCCGACCCCGTCGCTGTAGCCCTGCGCCGTCTTGATCTCGATGGCGAGGGCTTCGCCCCGGTAGCCGTAAATCTGGGCGCGGGTGCCCGCATCGGGGATCGTGCCCCGCTTGTCCGTCAACTTCCAGTCGTTGTAGAAGGGCGTGTTCCCGGCCACGTCACCGCGCTTGCGGGACTCGGACTCGGCCGCGTACACGATGAAGTCACCGCCCATGGACACCAGCCTCGCAGTCGTGGTGGAGTGGTTGCCGTTCGGCCAGAGCGCGTTCCTGACTTGCGGCCACGGTGCCCACGCTCCTCGGGCACCTTGGTCCCACAGCGGATCGAAGAACCCGACGAGGTCGTCGGCCTCCTTCCACCCGAACAGGCAGACGGCATGCCCGAAGTCGTTGGTCTGGACCTTGAGCCAGCCCGGCAGGTCGGCGTACTGGCAACCCGCCGTGACCGCATGGCCGGTGCGAAGACGCTCGGGGATGTCGGCGATGGCGACGGACTTGAGCGTGACCCCAAGGGCCTTGAGGGCACCGGCCCGAAGTTCGCTGGCGCTGTTGCCGTGGTTGTGCGGCCGACCACCCGCCGCGCGGATCGCGTGGGCCTCGTTCTTCATGAGCGTCGAGAGTCCGGTCCGTGCGGTCAGCGCGGCCATGTGGGCCGAACAGTACCCGCAGCAGACCATCGGACTCTCTGACCGCTCGCTCACCACGGTGAGGTCGGGGAGGAGTCCGACCACCTTGCCGTAGCGGTAGTCGGGAAGGGCCATCAGGTCACGGGAGCGGGTCGGCCGCCTCCGTTTCCTTCTCGTACTCGTCGGGCACCGGCTCCTCGACCTCTTCCTCGTCCTCGACGGTCTTCGGCTCCTCTTCCTCGGCGTTCTCGGGTTCCTGCTCCTCGGCAGGGACTTCCTCGGTCGTCATCGAACAACCTCCTTCAGGCCACGGATGACCGTGGCTCCAAACCAGATGATGACAGCCCACATGCCTGCGGATACGAACATCCAGAACGTGATCCAGATGACTCGTTCACGCGGGCTTGGACTCACGCGATCCGCCAGATGATCAACCCGATACCGATGGAGATGACGGCCCAGTCGGTCAGGTTCCGACCCTGATGCGTGGCCTCATCGACGGCCGCAAGGACCACCCCGACGATGAGCAGGACGAGGATGATGACGGACAGCATGGCTTCCTCCTACGACAGGACTGGCAGGTAGTGTTCGGTCACGATGATGACGCCCGGTCCCCCGGCACCACCAGCCTTGGCAGCCTGACTGGCCGTGGAGGATGAGCCACCGCCGCCGCCACCGTAGTTCCCGCCCGCGTCCCCGACGGCGATGTTGCCCCACTTGCCGCCACCGCCCAGCACGCTCGCGCCGCCCGTGCCAGACGAATAGCGGATCGCGTTGTTGACGCCACCACCGCCACCGCCCTGCCCATCGGCGCTGACCTCGGCCACGCCGTTGGTCCCACCACCGCTCCCCGGCGTGGACAGGGACGATCCCGACGAGAGTTTCGTCCCGACGGCACCGCCGTTCCCACCGAAGGCTTGCAGTACCGTGGCCCCGTTGGAGAACGCCGACGTTGACCCACCGTTGCCACCAGCCCCGGCCACGCCCGTCCCGCCAGCCCCGACGATGACGCTACAGGAGGAGGCGAGGGACGCCGCCGTGAACAGGTGGCGACAGTAGCCGCCACCACCACCACCGGCACCCGACCCAGTCTCAGCCGCGACCGTAGCGGGAACCCCGCCGCCCGCTCCACCTCCACCCACCACCTCGACCACGATGTGCGACAGACCGGCGGGCTTCGACCACGTCCCGCCCGCCGTGCCGTACACGCGTACGACCGGCACGGGCTGGCTGATCGTGGGCAGGCCACCACCGGCATGGCTGTGCAGCGTGGTCGGCGTGCCGTCGGTCAGGTCCGTCCAGTTGGCGTCGGCCTCGCGCACGTAGCCCGTGTGCGGGTCAGCCGCCGCTTCGTGAGCGGACAGGTCGGGGATCGCAGGCTGACCCGTCAGGGATGAGTACGCGATCTGCCCTGCTTGCAGGCCCGTGGTCGCATGGGTGTGGTCGGCGCTCTCCAGCCTGTACCCGGTGTGCGGATCAGCCGCCGCCACGTGGCCTGCGAGATCGGGGATCGCAGGCGTACCGGTGATCGCCGAGTACGCGATGGTCCCACCCTGCAAGCCCGTGGTGGCATGGCTGTGATCCGCCGACTCCAGTCGGTAGCCCGTGTGCGGATCAGCAGCAGCAGCGTGGGCCGTGACCGGATCGGCAGGCATCGCGTGCTTGTGGTCGTTCTTCGACCACGTCGTGGCCGCGCCACCGGCAGCAGCATCACCGAACGCCTGCGTCGAGGGCGTCGAGCCAGCAGCCGGGATGGCGGGCGGGCCTGTCAGCGAGGAGTACGCGATCTGCCCACCCTGCAACCCGGTGGTCGCATGGGTGTGGTCGGCAGACTCCAGCCGGTACCCGGCGTGCGGATCGGCCAGCCCCGCATGCGCCACGACGGCTGCGGTCGGGGCATCACCCAGCGCGACGGTCGCGGAGGTCGTGCCGGTCGGCAGTTGGGCGAGCGGGACCTTGGTGGTGGCATCGAGGCTCGCGTAGCCCGACGCCGCACCCTTCTCGGACTCCTTCTGGTAGCCGGTGTGCGGATCGGCAGCAGCAGCGTGGGCGGCGGTCGTCCCGGCTGGCTCCGCACCGATGGCCGCGTTGACGTTGACCGCGTCGATGTAGTTGAGGGCACCGCCCAGATAGGTGGCGAAGTCCCCGTCGGTCGCGCCCGGCGGAACACCGGCAGCCGGGCCGGGGATGCCCTGTGGCCCGATGGGTCCCTGCGGTCCGGGGTCGCCCTGCGGACCGGCCGGACCGGTCGATCCGGTGGCCCCGGTCGGACCCGTCGGACCCGGCACGGTGCTGTCGGCACCAGCCGGACCCGTGTTGCCGGTGTCGCCCTTGATCCCTTGGATGCCCTGCGGTCCCTGCGACCCCGTGGCACCCGTCGTTCCGGTGTCTCCCTTGACCCCCTGCGGCCCCTGTGGCCCCGTAGGGCCGGGGACGGTGCTGTCCGCACCGGCAGGGCCGGTCGGTCCTGTCGCGCCCGTAGCGCCCGTCGTACCGGCGGGTCCCGTGTCACCCGTGTCGCCTTTGACGCCCTGCGGACCCTGAGAACCGGTGGCCCCGGTCGGCCCCGTGTTGCCGGTGTCACCCTTGATGCCTTGCGGACCCTGCGATCCGGTGGCACCAGCCGGTCCCTGCGGGCCGGGGACCGTCGAGTCGGCCCCGGCAGGACCCGTCGGGCCAGCCGGTCCCGTGGCACCGGTCGCACCGGCAGGACCCGGCACCGTCGAGGCGGCTCCGGTCGGACCGGCCGGTCCTTGCGGACCTTCGGGACCGGGCGGCCCCTGCGGACCGGGGGCACCGCCGCCGAACGGTGCGCCGTTGACCCAGATGACGCCAAACTCGGGCGAGGTCAGTTCGGTGTCGCCGCCAAGGACGAGGCCCTGATCCCCGCCCTCGACCACGTCACGAGCGCCACCGTCCGTGCCCCGATAACGGAGGACGCCGCCCTTGGAGCCGTCGATCTGGACCCCGCCCGCATCCACGATGGACGCACCAAGGGCACCCGGCGACCAAGCCGTCGCGACCGACGACTCCTCCAACTTGACGGCATCGAACCACGCCTTCGATCCGGCCACGCCCCCGGCCTTGAGCGCCACCCAGACGACGATGTCCGCTTCCCCGACCTGATAGATCGGGGAGCGGTAGCGGTTCACGTCGTACTGGACGTTGTAGAAGAGGGTGTCCTCCTCCAACTCCTTGGTGACGATGTCCTCGCCAGCCGAGTTCTTGACCGGCAGCCCGTCCTCGCCCACCAACTGGAGTTGGGCACCCGAGTCGCCCTGTGACTTCATCAGCCCGGTGAGGATGTAGGTGCGGCCACCGCGCAGCCGGACGGGCATCGAGTACAGGAGGAACGGACCCGATCCGGTCACGTTGCAGCGCGCCGACCGCGATCCGTACACGTACTCGCTGGTGTCGGCCGCCCACGGTGGTGCCATGGGGGTCTGGGCCACGAGCGGGGTCGCGTCCGGCAGCGAGGCGAGGTTCATCCCCCACTTGTCGAGTTTCGGGGACGCCCCGGTACCCGACTGGATCGTGACCTTGTCGAGCGTCGGCCCTGCGCTGGCGCTGGGCAGGAACCACGCCCGCCAGAACAGGTAGCGGGCGAGCGGCACGCTGCCGATCTCATCGACCCACGCCGTCGGTGCGGCAGCAGCCGTCGCGTTCGACCCGTACTGCATCTTGAGGGTCGTGTCGGCGGGCTGGGTGGCCGGAAGGATGCTCGCCGACAGCCACTCGTCGGGTGCCGTGGTCAGGTCCCGGCGATGGGTGGTCAGGCCGTAGCGGGGAGTGAATGCCTGCGTGTCGCTGACGTTGACCCCGGTCCCGCCGATGGTGTCACGGACCTCGACCGCGACCGTGACCGGAACGCCGTCGGTCAGGTTCAGCGAGGACAGCACGTGCGTGGTGGCCGTGCCCGCCAGCCAGCCCGAGTCGTACACGGGCGAGGCACACGACACCCGGTACTCGGCCTGCACGATGGCCGTCGCCGTCCACGACACCGACAGGCGCGGGGCACCGTTGTCGAACACCATCCGCCGGGTGCTGCCCAGCACGACCGATGCGACCACGCCGACCGTGAACAGCCGCGAGGTGGAGTACAGGCTGTTGCCCTGCGCGTTGCTGGTGCGGACCTTCCACGAGTAGGTGAAGCCAGCGGGCAGCGGGGTGGGCTGGACGAGGGAGTTGCCCGCTCCCGTGACGTGGTAGGTCCCGACGTGGGTCGGCCCGGGGTTCTCCCACACGTCCACGTCGGCCCCGGTCTGGGCACCGTCCGTGGCGTCATGGGTCCACGAGTAGGTCGGGGTGGTGGACTGGTTGATGGCACCGGCAGCCGGGGCGACCAGCGCAGGGGCATCGGGGACCGTCTTCTCCTCGTAGACGATCTCCAGATACGGCTCGTAACCCGCCTTCTCGCCGGACCAGATTTCCGTGTAGTCGCTGGCCGTGATCTGATCGAACACCCAGACGAGGCGCGAGGCGCTAGCGTCCCAGTACGACCGCAGGGCGGCCGTGACGACGACGACCTTCTTGGCGTTGGCCGTGGACCCCGACGCGAACGACGCCTGATCGGTCGAGGTCGGGATGATGTCGTCCCACTGGCTGGTGTTGGCCGACGAGAACCCGCTGTTGCAGTTCTGGGTGCCCGATGCCGCCAGCCACGGAGCGCCCGCCGCCATCCGGCGCACGTAGATGTCGCTGCTGGCTGGCCCGACGTGGGCGTGGTCGCTGATCCAGAACACCAACTTGCCGCTGGTGATCGACTTCCAGTCCTGCCAGCCGACGGGCGGGGTGAACCGCACGGCGCTGCGGTAGCGGGTGCCCGACCACGTCCCGACCGGGAGGTGCGGTCCCAGCCCGGCGGCGTACGCCGGGGACTGCATCGCAGCGAGGTCGCCGCCGACGGGGACGTTGATCGTGGGCATCAGGTCACGCTCGTCATCGACAGCACGCTCGTGCCGACGGTGATGTTGATGTCGGTGCCCTGACGGGACCCGGCAGCGTTCCAGTCGAGGTTCGTGTCCCACCCGCTGTTCTTGAGGGTCACGAGTTCGAAGTCGCCCATCTCAAAGGACGAGTTCTGGATCAGGTTGTGCCCGCCGCGCATCGAGCCGAATGTGATCGAGGCAGCGTCGATCCCCTGCGGGGTCAGCCGCACCGACTCCCACGCGATGGACTCACCCGTGACCGGGTCCTTCTGCGTCCAGTCGTTCCAGATCGAGAGGCCCGCGTTGGTGATGACCAACTTGTAGTCCGAGTTGTCGGGGTCCATGACCTCGATGCCCTCGGTGCCCCATCGACCCACGAGCGTGCCGTCGGCGTCGTAGACCTCGATCCGGGGCGGGCCTGCCTCGGCCTGCTCCTTCTCCTCGTCGGTGAGGAGCGGTGCGTTGCCGACCCGCAGGGTGCCCGACGTGATCCACGTGGCGTTGATCTCGCCTGCGAACAGGTCTTCGATCATCGCCTCGGTCCAGAGCAGCGTGTCGGCGGGCAGGGCGCTGGGCAGGCCGACCAGCGTGACCCCATCGGCATCCTTGGTGACCCAGCCCATCTCGTCGTTGTCGGCGACCTTCACGTCCACCGTGATCGGGTTGCCCTCGCCGTCGAGGGTGCCGGTGTCGTGCTTGGTGTTGCCCGACCAGTCCACCGACCGCAGGCGCACGTCGATGGCCTTCGGGTCACGCCCGTCACCGTTCGCGAGGCCGGTCAGCACGACCAGCGTGGCGGCCGTGTGGATGCTGACCCACTCGGGGGCCGCAGGGTACGGGGGCAGCGCGGGCTGTGCCTCGATGGGCGGGTCGGCATCGGGATCGGCGATGATCTCGGGTGCCCCGGCGAAGGCCGCTCGCCGGTACTGGACCTCGGTGTACGCGAAGTCGTCGGCGTTGATGGGGTTCCAGCGCAGCCCGACCGTCGCCATGCCCGATGCGATCACGACACCGTCGGGCCTCGGCGGTGCCTTGTCGTCGGCGGCCGACGTGACCGTGACCTCATCGGACCAGTCGGAGCGGTTGCCCGACACGTCGATGGCCGCGACCCGCAGGTGGTACGGGGTGGCGCTGACCACCGGGACGTGGACGATGATCGTGTCACTGCCGTCGGCGTCGGCCGACATGGCGACCCGCTGCTGCGCCCTCGTCCAGTCGGCCGTGGGCGGATCGCCTGCCGTGTAGCGCGTGGACTGGAGGACGAACTCGGCAAGGTCGGCAAGGTCGTCGGCGGCAGGCGGGACGTAGCCGACCGTCGCGAACAGGCCCGTCAGCGAGGAGCCGTCCTCCTGCACGACCAGTTCACTGGACGCGCTCTTGATGACCGGGACCGGGGGCGGCTCCGTGTCCCCGGTGGGCGGCGGGATGTCCTCGGCCGAGATCGGGCAGTAGACCTCGTGGTAGGTGTTGAAGTCCGGGTTGGGGTTCTCACCGGGGTCACCGGGCGGGTCGAACAGTTCCTGATCGAGTTCGTAGATGCAGCCCGAGTTGAGGTCTTGGTACGTGGCCGCGAGGACCGGGTCGGTGTCGAGCGGCAGGCCGCTGGGCGGGGCATCGGGCGTGCCCGACTGGTAGACCACGTCGGCGAAGTACGTGACGGTGGCCGATCCAGACGCCGGGAAGTTCGCCACCCCGGCGAGGTCATAGACGCCTTGGTTCCACACGAGGTTGGTGCTGCCGACGACGGCTGACGCATTGCCGTGGATGCGGGTGCCGCCCGGCCCCAGCGGATAGGCGTAGGCGATCCGGTAGAACGTGCCAGCCGTGACCGGGAACGGGGTGGGCAGCGGGACCGTGACCCAGCGGGTGGTGCCGGGAGTCTCCGTGGAGTTGACGGTCAGCAGCAGGGTGCCCGTATCCGACCACAGGGTGAACGGACGGGTGGTGAGCGTGCAGTCGCCCGCGATGTACGCACGGAAGGCCGTGATCTGGCCGTCGGCCAGCACTTGGAACCGCTCGCCCAGCGTGTACGAGCCGTCATTGTTGGTCCCGGCGATGGGCGGGGTGCCCGCCACCTGCATCTGCTCTTCCGGCCCCAAGACCAGTGGCGTGATGGACGCGGCCATCAGGGCACCGGGTTCGGGTGTCGCGATGGGCGGTTCACCGTGGGCGACCGGGACGCCGTGCCCGGTCTGGAACTCGATGGGCACGCCGGGGTAGGCCGACCGGATCAGGTCGGGATCGGGCGGGGTCGAGGTCTGCTTGGGCGAGATCGTGAGCGTGAGGTCGGTGTGCCCGTCGGGGTCGTACCGCCACTCCACCCCAAGGATCGTCCACATCCCGCCGCTGCCGTAGAGCGCCGTGTCCACGACCCCGCGCTTGATGTCGATGGCGATCCGGTCACCAAGGTCCCAACCGTCGAACGGCTGGAGGCTGTCGGCCTTGATCGCGAGCGCCATCCGCTTGCCGACCTTGGACAGTTCGGCCGTCGCCTCGGCCGCGCGTCGGTTGAGGTCGGCCTGATCGATGATGTCCTGATAGAAGCGGGTCTTGACCCGGCGGCCCCACTTCGCCTCGGGCAGCAGCACCTTGCCGCTGGCGCGGTAGACCTTGACCTCGCCCCGCTTCTGGCCGATGGCGAGCACCTGCGTCCCGAAGTCGCCCAGCGCGATGACCTGAAAGTCGTTGAGCAGGCCGCCGTACTCCAGCCGGATGTTCTTGCGGTCCTTGCCCCAGTTGTCCACCAGCGCCCATTCGAACGTCTTGTAGTCGTCGGTCAGGGCACGGTCCCAGAACCTGATCTGCGCCCCGGTGCCCTGCTTGTGCGAGTCGAGCAGGCCCAAGATGAACGGCAGCGCCTCGCTGTACGTCGAGTAGATCGTGACCTTCTCGGTCAGCGCGGCGAACCGGGTCGGTGGCGCGATGGCGATGAACGCGACCGGGCTGTTGGGGACCTTGTTCTTGTGGTGGAGCAACTGGTCCTTGATGACCGTGTCGATGCTCTGGTTGATGTACTTGGACCCGCCCCCGCCCGCGTTGTCGGCGGCCTTCTCGGCGTTCTTGGGATCGAACCGCTCGTCCACCGCCGTCTGGAGCAGGCCCAGATAGTCGGTGCCGTAGAACGTGACCGTGTCGGGGTCGGCGTCGAAGTCGGTGATCAGGCCACTGAAGATCGAGCGGTAGCGGTCGCCGTAGTACTGCTGGACTTGGTAGTGGACCTGATGTGGCTCGATGGCCGGGCAGTACGGGTGGAGGGCGGGGAGGCTGAAGTACATCTCGCCGCCACCGTTGAGGTAGCGGGTGGCCCCAAGGTTGATCGGGTCATCGACGTAGCCGATCAGGGTCCCCGGTCCCCGGCTGGTGCCCATGTTGAACAGGGCGATCCTCGCCGGGGCGAGGCGGTTCATCTGGGTGGTTTCCAGATCGGGCGCGCCGGGGTCCAGTTCGTACGCCTCGGTCAGGGTGAAGGCATCCTCGGACCATGCGAGCGACCACGCGAGGGTCGAGTCCTGCACCCGGATGCGGTACGTGTAGTTGCCCGCCGGGATCGGCCGACCGGCGTACTGGCGGCTGATCAGGGCCGGGACGGCATTGATCTCGTCGGCGTTGGCGCTGATCTCGCCCGTGTCCCAGACGTTCCGGTCGGGGTTGTTCCAGTCCAGCCCGGTCGTGGGCTGCATCTGGATGTGGAACTGGTAGAGCGGGTTGCTCTCAGGGTCGCTGTACGTCCCGCCGAAGTGGACGGAGGCGAGGTCGGGGATGCTGCCAAGGTTCGTTGCCGTTACGGAAGGCGGGAGGCTGTTGAGTCGCAGGGCGCGACGAGCCGACCATGTTCCCCAGTCCCCGACGTTCGCCTTCGTCCGGGCCTGCCACTCGTAGGCGGTGTCGAACTTGAGGGCCTTCCCCGTGAGTGAAATCGGGACGACGAAGCGGCCCGTCGCTGTCTCGTCGGAACTTGCCCGCTGATAGGACGTATCGCCCTTCGGCCAGACCTCGGTCGATGTCGTCCCCTGCCATACCTTGATCTCCCGTGAGTCCATGGGGTCGAAGTCGGGGTCGCTGTGCTGCCCTTCGAACGACTGGCTGAAGGACACGCCCGTGGTGGCCGGGGCCAGCAGGGTGGGCGCATCGGGGTTGAGGTTCTTGGGTTCGAACGTGACCCGAAGGAGCGGCCGGTTGTTGGCTGCGACGTTCGGGTCACCCGAGTACCCGACACCACGCTGGGCGGTGCTGCGCTCCTCCTCCGGTGCCCTGATGACGAAGCCGTAGTTGGCTGCGCCCAGTCCGGCCCCGATCCCGGTGACCTTGATCGACTTGGGCACGACGGGCCGGACCTGCGCGGTCACGTCCACCCACACGAACACGGCGTCCTGTGGCTTGCCCGTCAGCGAGTTGATGGGGAAGTCAGCGCCCTTGGGCTTGCCCGCGATGGTCGGCCACGCGTAGTCGCCGCTGACCCACGTGTCCTCGTTCGCGGCACCGGCATCGGCAACGGCGAAACCAGAGGTCAGGCGGTCGAACCAGAGCCTCGGCTTGCCCCCGACAGTCTCGTGGCCCGCGACGTTGGTCGCGGTACGGAAGCCGAACTCGATCTTGGTGATCGAGGCCATCTTGTTCCACTCGACCGTGGGCATCGTGAACTGGAGCAGGGTGCGGTAGATGATCTGGTTGGGGCCGGACGCGCCGACCGGTCCGAAGATCAGGTGGCGCTCACCCGTGCAGCCCAGTTTCCCGTCGAGGTCACGCTGCCTGCGGACGACCAGCGACTTCGCGACGGTGAAGTCAACAGACTCGGCCACGTCAGGCGAACGCCTCGCTCCAGAACAGCCGCGACCCGCTGGCGAGGTCAGCCGTGTGGCTGTACTTGAACGTCGGCGAGCCGGGCGCGACCATCGGCTTGCGGTTGGCCTGCCCCATGGTCACGAGGTCCATGCGGAGTACGAGCGGCGAGTTCTCGGGCGTGATGGACTGCGTCATCAGGACACGGTCGTCGCCGAACCAGCGGTAGATCGTGGGCGGCATGAGCGTGGTCCCATCGGACTGGAGCCGCTTGACCGTGATCGTCATGTCCACGCCGTTGAGGCCGGTCAGCCGGAAGTTCGCGTCGGCAGCCGGGGTCGCGGCCACGATCAACTGCATGTTCATCGGGGTTTCGTAGTCGCCCCGGTTGACGGCGATCCCGTCGGTCAGCGAGTTCTTGATGCCCAGCAGCGCGAAGGACTGCTCGGGCAGCACGTAGACCCTCGGGTCCTTGGCGATCAGGCGGGACGCCCATCCGGCCACAACGGCGCGCACCCCGGACTTGGCCGATCCGGGCACGCCATCGACCAGCCCCTTGTCGGCGAGCCGGTCCCGGTTGAGCGTGAACCGCAGCCCGGCCTCGGGGCGGGCCAGCAACTGGAGGTTGGTCACGCCCGTGGGGAAGTCCGAGTCGAGCGTCGGCTGGCTGAACGTGAGCGGCAGGAAGCCCCGGTCACCGGGCGACTCCTGATACGCGGCGGTCGGGCTGAACGCCGACCGCATCAGGTGGAGCGTGTCGAACAGTTCGGCCAGCGTCGGCTCGTAGATGAAGCCGGACAACTCGATGATCCGGGGACCCAGATACACGTCGGACGCGTGGATGCCGTCGGCTGCCGCCCGCTTCTCGGTGTAGCCCACGGCCGTCACGCCCGAGTAGTCGGCGTTCTCGACCACGATGCCCTTGAGCATGCGGCCGTTCTCGGTCAGCGTGTTGACCTGCATGCCTCGATAGGCGATGGGCTTGCTCAAGTCCATCCGGTCACCAGTAGCGACGGACGGTTCGGATCAGGCCACGGTGGCGATCCCACTCCTGCTTGGCCCCGGCTGCCATCTGCATCATCTGGGTCGGGGACACGTCCGTGTTGTTGGTCTGGCCCTGCCACTGGGCGAACAGCGAGCGGTCGTGGGCCAGCGTGTCGAACCCCTGCGACCTCGCGTAGGCCCGGACGGAGTACTCCTCCTCGACGGACAGGGGAAGGTCGGTGTCAGGCGTGACCGGATCGGGCATCGGACGGGCTGCGTAGCCGTGGATGCGGAGGCCGTAGGTCGCGGCGGGGAACTCGGCCAGCGCCCAGATCGGGAAGTCGATCCGGCCACCGTCGGACGTGGGGTAGAAGTTGAACCCGCCCGACCCGACCCACCCGTCCACAGGCTCGTTGAGGTTCCAGACCCAGCCGTCCTCAAGCCGCCTGATCTCGACACGGTAGGGCAACTGGATGATCGTGGCGTACGAGAACTGGATGACCTTGCCGGTATCGACATCGGTCACGAGCGTGATGTCTTCGAACGTGTCGGTCGGAGCGACCCGGTTCAGGTCGGCGATCCCGCCACGGATGAAGTCCTGAACCTGTGCCGTCGAGAAGACGGCCTTGTCCTCGTCCGCGAGGTCGCGATAGACGCCTGCTGTCAGGTCGTTCAGCGTCGTCGTCATCGTGTCCCCTCAGAACGACGGGGGGCCGTGACCATCAGGCCACGGCCCCCATCGTACTTCCCGTCTGGTGTGCCTACGCGGCCACGACGAGCGGATAGCGATAGGCCCGGTAGCCCTGAATGTTCAGCCCGGCCGGTCCCATGAGCGGGGAGCCGTCGAACCCGACGAGGGTCTGACCGATCATCCCCTTCCAGCCCATGATCGCCCGCTGGGCGAGCGGGTCGGCGTGATCGCCACCCCGCGCGATGCGGTACGCCTCGACGGTCTGGAAGTCGCCGATGGCGTACGCCTCGGGGCCACTGAGGTAGAGGTCCCACGGGGTGGTGTTGTTCTCGGGAAGCCGGTTGGTTTCCATGAACCGGACGCCACGGAAGGTGCCGACCTCGCCGTTGAGCAGGTCGGTCGGGTTCTGGTACTTCTTGGTGTCGGTCCAGCCGAGTTCACCAGTCTCGGTCATGATCTGGGCGGCAGCCTCGGGGGAAAGGAAGCCGTGGTAGGTGCCGTCCGGGTAGGTCGGCACGTTGCGCCGCTTCATCTGGGTGACGGCATCCACGACGCCCTTGGCGAAGCCGGTGATCCCGACCGTGGCCGTGAGCACCGGGGTGCTGTTGACGATCAGGTCCTTGAGGACCGTTTCGACGTAGTCCACGGCGTTCCACGCCAACTTCTCGGCGGCCTTCGCGTACAGGTCGAACGGCGAGAAGATTTCGGCAAGGTCGGTCATCGCGGTGGTCTTGCCGACCTGCTTGCCGCCGAAGTTGAAGGTGTCGAACAGCATCTTCTCGGTTTCGGGCGGGACGCCCTCCAGCAGTTCGACCGCCGGTCCGAGATCGCCGAAGCCCGTGTACACGAACTGGTTGGTGCCGGGCACGTGGTTCGCCCGGAGGTACATGTTGCCTTCCTGCGCGAACACGGCCTTGTCGCGGAGGACTTCGATGGTGTCACGCACGACGAGCGCCGTGACGACCTTGGCGAACTCGGCGTTGAGGCCATAGGTCGCCACACGGGCGGCGTCGGTGAACGCGACACCCGGAACACCGGCACCCAGCGTGCCGACGTTGGACGGGATGATGGGCTGGGAACCGGGGTCGGTCTGGATCAGACCGCCGCCTTGGTTCCCGCCGATGAATGCAGCCATGCTGCTCCCTCTCGGTTAGAACTCCCCCTCGCGTGCGGCGGCTTGGACGGCCGGGGCCATCCGCCGAAGGTCGGCGAGGAGTTCGTCCTTGGTCTTCTCGTTGGTCGGCTTCTGGCCGTTGCCGGGCATGCCCGGCGCTCGGCGAGGAGCCGCGTTCGGATCGATCCTCGGTGCTGCCCCGGCTCCCGACTCGCCCAGTGCCTCGATGGCGGCAAGTTTCTCGGGCGCAAGTGTCCCGATGGCATCACCAAGCACGCCTGCTGCGTACGGGTACTGGGCCTGCAACTGGGCGGCCTGTCGAGCCGTCCGCTCCTGCTGGAGTTCAGCCTCCAGCGCCCTCACACGCGCAGCCTCGGGAGTCTCGCCGACAGGGGCCGGTGACGGTTGGGCCTTGAGGGCGTCGATCTGTGCCCTGAGAGCCTGTGTCTCGGCGTTGTGGGCGCGGTCCTTCCCGCTTGAGCGGTTCCTCCAGAAGGCTTCGACCTCTTCGACGGTCTGGGCACCGGACTGCTCGACGGGATCATCCGTGGAGCCGTTGGTCCCAGCCGTGGCGTCGGTCTGGCGTTCCTCGGTCACTCGTTCCTCCTACTGTGATCGCGCCACTGGCGTGGCGTCAAGGGTCAGTACGACGTGGCAAGTCCTTCGATGCTGCTCTCCTGCTCCTCCAAGCCCAGCGCGTCGTTCGCGACGGCCTGTGCCCCGCCCACCATCTCGCGGACGTACTTGGTGCCCTGAATGGGTCCGGCAGCGTAGGTCCAGATGTCCTCGGCGACCTTGCCCGGATCGAAGTCCTTGATGCTGTCGATGTCGTAGCCCTCCTCCAGCGCATCCGACGCCTCCAGTCCCCACTTGGCGAACCGGCGCAGCCAGAGCGGGTCGTTGACCGGGACTTCGAACGGCGTGGCCGGAAGCATCATGCCGATGCCCCGGATCAGGCCCTCGTGGTTCTCAAGGTACTCGCGGAACTCGGGGTCGCTGTCCTTCTGCATCTCGACGGAGTTCCAGATGCGCTGGCTGAGGAGCAGCCCACCACCGGGGGCCGGGATGCCGAACGGCTCGGCCGCGAGGAAGCGGAACAGTTCGGGCATGACCTTGCCCCACATGTACGAGGCCGGGTAGTAGGCGAGGTACGGGTGGTTGAGGCTGCGCTCCACGAGGTTCCGCCTGCGCCGGAAGAACACGTTGGTGTGGGCCGCGTCCTCGGCGATCCGCGATGAGGTCACGCCGGACTGGTGCAGGCCCTCCTGCATCGAGTCGTAGGCGAACCCGTACTGGGGTGTCTCGGGCATCCTGAACAGGCTTTCGAAGACCTCCGTGACCTCATCGCTGACCTTGGCCTCGGGGTTCTGCTTGAGGTAGTCCCAGACCCGCATCAGCCACTTGCGGAAGTAGGCGAACGCCTCGCGCAACTTCGGGTTGGGGGCCTTGCCGGTCGCCTTCCACAGCAGGAACTGGTCAACGAAGTGCTCCATGACCTCACGGTCCACGGCGTCCTTCGGGGCACCGACCGTTTCGCTGGCGGCCCGGACCATCGAGTCGAGGGTCTTCTTCTCGTCCTTGACGGCCGCCTCCCAGACCTGCTGGGCCGCATCAGCCGCAGCCCGCTTCGGGGCGTGAGCAGTCGTGGCCGTGGTTGCCTTCCGCCGGGCATCCTCCAGCGCGTACTCAGCCTCGCGTCGGGCGCGGGAGGCGTTGCTCGCGGCGAACATCGCCGTCTGGTCGGCCTTGACGGCTGCCCGCGCCGGGCCAGCGACCTCGGGCTTGTACGCGTACCTCTTCGGGATGCGGAGGATGTAGTACCCCTGCGCGTCCTTGGTGACCAGCGGGCCGATCCGGCTCGCGACCGACGCCACGTCGGCGTCACTGAGGAGGCGGGCCTCGCCCACGTTCAGCCGGAACTCGGCCCCCGGCTTGATGACGGACGGGTTCTGGAACCACTTCTTGGCCTCGGCCACGCCCTCGCGCTCACGAAGCAGGCCCTCGTCCGTGATCTTGTGGGTCTTGAGGAGGACTTCCCGCGCCTTCTTGGCCTCAGCAGCCTTGATCTCGGCGGCCTTCTCAGCCTCCTTGGCCTTCTCGACCGCCCGCTGGGCAACCCGAACGTCGCTCTCGGCCTTGACCACCGCCTGCCGTGCGACCTTGGCCTCGGCCTCGGCCGCGTCACGCGTGACCTCATGGCCGGTCCGTGTCCTGATGGACTGCGCGTGGGCGATGGCCGTGTCAGCCCGCTTCTGGGCGACCTTCACCTCGCGCTCGCCGACACGAGCGTTGAAGTCATCGAGCATGACCTGCATCTGGGACGGGTTCAGGTCACGCTGGTACAGGGCATGGGCGATCTCGTGCTGGAACGTGGTCCCATCGCGCAGGTCCGACAGGCCGATCAGCACCTGCTGGTCGGGGCCGAAGAACATCGAGGCCCCCCGGACCTTGCCCTCGCCCGCCTGCTGCATCAGCGTGTGGATCGGGTCCATCATCCCGTAGCCCGCGATCACTGGCGCGCCCGGCTTGCCCCCGACCTTCACGTTCTCGGTCGGCACGTCGATCTGGGGCAGCCCTCCCTGCATCAGGTACCCGGCCCGGCCGTGGACCTTGTCGCTGATCGCCAACTGCTTGATGTCCACCGGCTGGAAGTCGTGGGCCTGACGCAGGACGGTGAGTTCGGGGTCCCAGACGTTGCGGTACTCGTCCCACAGGTACCACTGGTACGCGCCGTTGCCGACCTCGGCCAACCAGCCGTTCTTCACCGGGTCGGCCGCGATGGCGGCCTCCTTGTGGGCCGTCAGCAACTCGTCGTACGCCCGGTAGTCGGAGCCGTAGATCGTGACCTCGCGACCCAGCACCTTCTCCAGATCGGTGTCCTCGGTGAAGGTGGCGAAGAAGCGGTCGGCATCCGCCCGCGTCATGCCGCCCGAGTACGCACCCTCGGCGAGGGTCTTCTTCTCCTGCGCCGCGACGGCCTTCTCGATCTTCGTCGTGATCCAGTTGCGGACAGCCTGCGGCCCCTGCCGCTTGAGGTCGGCGATGACGGCCTTGTCGGCCTTCAGGACACCGATCTTCATGGCCGGGGCATCGGACCACCCGTACTCGCCCGCCCCCGATGGGCGGTTCTTGGCGATCCACTTGTCGATCTTGTCCCGGCTGCCCTTGGTCATGCGCTTGTAGAAGTCGTCCCACTGGGGGTTGCCCGGCCCACCTGTCTGCTCCCACAGCCAGTTGGTCAGGGTGCCCACCATCTGGCGATCCATCACGCCACGGTCGAACTTCTCGACGCCCGACAGGTCCACGGCGAAGTAGCCGGTCTTCATCGCCAACCCGTTCGACGTGTTGAGGATGCGCTCGGCGAACTGGGACGGCTGCTCCTCCGTGGGCGACAGCGCCGTCTGGACCGGACGCCACACGCCGTCATCGCCCAGCATCTCGACCTTGTCGGCCGTCACGACCGACCGGGCACGCTTGTTCTGGCTGGCGTTCACGCCACCGACGGCGTCGTCCCACTCGACCACGTCCTGCCGGGCGCGGAGGACCACGCTGGTATCGCTGTCGGCGTAGATCGTGGCCGGGTGGGTGGCGACGTACTCGCCCACGCGCCAGTCGCTGGCCGCCCGGACCTGCGCCACCGTCCGGTAGACGAAGCCCTCCTCGGACTTGAACTGGGTCGGCGTCGTGGCGTTGCCCCGGTAGTCCTTACCGAACCGGGCGGGCGGTGTCGGTGGCCTGACCCGCACCCGGAAGAAGTCGGGGTCCTCGGCCACGGCCTTGGCGAACTGCATCATCGAACCCATGGCCCGATTGGTCGCCATGTTCCGCCAGACCACGTCGGGGTTCTTGATGTAGGCGTACGGCAGGCCCTCGGCCGTCAGGGCGTCGTCCAGTGTCTCGACACCGGTCGCGTTGTGACGCCATGGCTTGATGGCGACGTTGGCGTCCATCTCGGCCGCGCCGGGCATGATCTCGTACAGGACAGCCGCCGCGTTACCGGACGAGCCGGACGTGGTCAGGGCCTCCAGTTCGTCCTGAAGGGCCTGCGACATGTCGTCGCCCTGCTCCTCCAGCATGTCCGTGAGTTCATCGATCCGGTTGCCCGACTCCTGAATCTCGTTGCGGGCCTGCTGGATCAGGGCGAGGAAGTCGGCGTTCGACCCGGTCGCACGACCGGCCATGGCCCGCGCGCTGACGTACTGGGCCGACTCGCCGATGTAGGTGGCCTCGGTCACCCAGTGGCCGATCAGCACGGGATCGACCTCGGCCTTGGTCATGGCCTTGACGGCCTCGTCCAGCGCCACTGCCCGCTTCTTGGGGTCGGCCGGGATTTTGGCCTTGCCCTTCTCATCGACGGTCTTGTACGTCTGCTTCAGTTCGGTGAGTTGATCGGCCGCCTTCTTGGGCAGCGCCGGGGGCTTGACCGGGACGTTCGCCGCCCACTTGGGGTCCGACCGCTTGGCCTTGGCCCAGTCTGGGATCAGGTCCAGCCAGTGGGCCTCCGGGTCCTTCAGGCCACTTTCCACGATGTCGCCCAGCCACTGGAGCATCGGGCTGGTCTTGAGGACGTGCTTCTTGCGGTAGCCCGTCCGCAGGTAGTCGGTCGCGACACGAGCGGCCGACGCCATCTGGTTGGCCGATGCGGCCACGCGAGGGGACCCGGAGTCGATGTGCTGCTGGACCGCGCCGACCGGGACGTAGTTACCGATCTCGGTGCCACGGGCGAAGCCGATCTCGTTCATCGTCACGTCCACGCCATCGGGCTTCGTGGCGCTGATCGTGGACACGATCCGGTCATGGTGGTCGGCCATGCCAAGGATCGTGTCGGCCGACTGCTCCAGATCACCCGTCGGGTCACCGACCGTCTGTGACCCGAAGCCGCGCACCCGGAACCGGGTGTTGATCATCTCGTTCCGGGTCAGGTTCATGTTCGGGCTGAACATGGCGAACCCGATGTTGTTCATGAAGTGGTGGATCGTGTCCATCCGCTGGAGGTCGATGTCGTGGGCCTTCCACATCCGGCGGTACAGGCCCACGGACAGGTCGGAGATGGTCACGTCCTTGGGGTTGATCATCTGTGACCTGATGACCTGCGCCTCCCAGACCGTCCACTCGCGGTCGGGATCGCGGAGCGCGGCCTCGCCACCGGGGATGTAGGCCCACCGGCCGCCAAGGTTGATCCGCTCCAGTGGCTCCATCGCGGTGGCCTCTTCGCCCATCCGCTTGATGATCCGGGCCTGATCGGTCCCCTTCGGGGCACCCGTGACCGGATCACGCAGGTAGGCCCGATCCAGCCACGCAGCCTCCAGATCGGCGATCTCCTGTGGCGTCCGACCGGCCAGAACCTGCGCCTCCTCCTTCCCGACCCGCCCGCCGTAGCCGTACAGGCGGGCGAGCGTCGGATCGGACGCCATCTGGAACATCAGGCCCATGCTGTCCCACTCGGTGGGCGTCAGGCCCGCGAAGTCCTCGGCCCCGATGGTGACCGGACCGACCCCGCGCACGCGCTGGGCCATGAACTCACGCTCGGACAGGCCCATGGCCTCGGCCCGGACCTGCGCCAGCCGCCGCTCCTGCTTGACGGCCTCGGCCGAGTACCCGAACTGGGTCCACGCGTCCCACCACTCGTCGGGGTCGAAGTTGGCCCCGACCCACGCCTTCTGGATGTACTCGGGCGTGGCCCCGATCCCGGTCAGTTCACGTTCGAAGTCGCCGAACGTGATCTTCCCGTCACGGATATCGGCCGTGAGGTGGGTGACCTTGCTCGTGGGGCTGATCAGGCGCTTCGCGATCCGGTCGAAGTCAAC